CCGCGAAGGCTTTCTGAGCCTTTGATCATTGTTAGAAACTCTTCCAATCTAACCAATGGCAGGTCTAACCCTTTGCCTGCAAATGCCTTGCCTGCGTCATACCCTGCAAGCCATGCTTTTGCTTCTGCTGGAGTGTATTCCTTATCCATCAAATCCTCCGTTGACACATAAATGCCTGCACATCTACCCTGAATGCGCCTGCGTATTTGCAATCACCAATGATTCTGGACTCTGTTTGTATCTGCCCTACCCACATCCCCACTACCAGCATCATCACCGCGACAAATGACTTTGCCCACGTTTCATAGATGAACGCCAATATTTGTTTATACGTAATTGTTTCCAACATCATTTTCCGTACCTCGCTATCAATGCAGCATCAGCGTAAGCTTGACCCCGCGCTTTCGTATCCAGATCGCGCCACGCAGGCCAGAGCTGGATTGCTCTTGCCCTCGATGCATCCTTGTCCGTACCGATCAACCCTGCGGCTTTCTTCCACTTCTGTGGCGTCACCATCGTGTGAGCTAATCCAAGGGCACCTATGACTCCCATTACCGTGCCGCAGCTATGCCCAAAGTTGAACATCGATGTAACGCCCTGACCCGGCATGGCGCCTACCTGCTCAACGTATACGTGGTCGATGTACTTAGTCCGATCCATAAAGTAATTCAGCTCTGAAGCGTTTACGCGCTTGGCTGAACCCACCTGATAGGTAGGCATGATCATCCATTCGATAGGTACGTCGTGTTCCAACAAGACAATGGCACCTGAGGCGCCGGGATCAATTCCAATGATCAGCATCGTAGGCTCCCGAATGGTTCATTACTCGATCTCTTGTGGCTTGCTCAAGACTATTCATCTCGTCCTCAAACCTGAGTTTTAGTTCCTTCAAAGCCTTCAATGCCAGCTCGTCTCTGCCGTGGTAAAGAATGCTAATCAGGTCGGCATCCGTAGCTCGGTACATGATGTCCTTCAATGTATTAACCTCGCTTGGCATGATGCCGGGCTTGCCATGGACTGTTAGCCAGTGAGCAAAATTAACTGACTCAATCATTGTTTCACCATTGGGTAAAAAGTTATTACGTTGCTTGGCATATGGATTGATGCATCACATCCTATTCGTTTGCAAATACCGACAGCCCAATCATGTATGGCACGCATAGCTGGAACTTCTGGAGGGTAACTATCTTCTAACAATCCTAAGCTGATAGAAGCTTCTTCGCCTCTGATTACCTTGCTGTGTATATATTTTTCATAGTTCATGGTTGCTCCCGCTTCTCAAGATGAAACCTAATCCCCTCGCCATCCCATAAACCTTCTTTGCACATATCTAAAATACGTTCGCGTTCTGCTAATACTCCACCCATGTAAGCTGCATGCACTGCTTGTTGGTAAAAATCAGCAAGTATCCAAAGTTTTCCATCAAACTCTTTTGCTGGAACGGTAACCGGAATATTTGTTGTCATTCCTTTCCCCCCCCTTGCGCAGATAACTTTAACAAAACCATCAAATGCCGTTCTTGTTCTGTCCATTTAAAAGCATCACCATAAACTTCTCTGTAATTAATTGGTGGCGACAAGTACCATTCTTTCCATTTTTTAAATTGTTCGTCAGTCATCACTGCCCCCTTGCGCGGATAGCCTCGGCTGCTTCTATGTATGTTTTGGCGTTGAAAGCAATGACAGCACACGCCTCACGCTCTGCTGCTGAGACTAAATTTCCAAATTCCCACAATGGAGCATAGCCATCATCGCCATCTGCGTATTTCCAACCAGCCTCGTGCGCCAATCGGATCATGTCTTCTTTAGTCATTTCTTTCCCCTCAGATCAAAGAACTCGCATCTTTGTAATGTGAACCGTAACGGGCGCTTGCGGTAGACAGAGCACAGTACCTTCGCCGGTTGATACTTCGTGCACTCAAAGCAGATCCTACGGTCATCGCCCTCAGCGTCTCTGACTAGCATCGCCTCAGCTAACTCTTCAGCCTCTTCTTCATTCAGGCCTTCTTTAATAAATATTTTGACCCGTCTTGCAAACACTTCTAGCTCGGGTGCTGACCATGCTCTTCCCATATATCCTCCGATAAGCCCACACGTTGTGGTAGGTAGAATATAACATGAAATTAGAATATGTGAATAGTAGATATTTCTTTATCTATCTCCATCCTACCAATACAAACCATGTTCCAATTATTTCCGTTTGGGTCTTTCTCAGTCCATGACGAGCAATGAATAATCACTTCTTTGCATATGTATTCTTTATCGTTCTCGTCAAATATCCGCCACTTGTGGTCAATACTTCCCCTGCCGGGTTGGCCTGCAGATTGGTTGTACCTGATCCTGAACTTCATATGATCTCCACCTCTGGCTTAGTTACTTGTGGCGTTACCTGTTGCGCCGGTGCCACCGAAATATTCATGTGCACGAACTTCATCGGCTTCTCGCTGTTCATGTTCCGGCTGAAACTATGCGGTAACCAGCTAGGCGTAAAAATAATTACTCCCTCCCGTGGCGTAAACACGCCAAAGGGCGATGCAGGCGTTAATTTATCTTCGTCTGCCTGAGGTAGGTTGATGATCACTTTCGCAGCCCTAGGGTCGTATATGACCAGCTTGCAGGCATTGTCTGGCACCTCAAGGAAGTAGAACGCGCTGATCTGAGCACCACCGCCGTGAAAGTGCTGCTCCATGCTGCTTTGAAAGTTGTGTTCCTGCGTCCACATCTCCGTGAAATACGTCACCAGCTTTTCCATCGCATAGCCCTGCGACGCCAAGATATTCCACGCGGTCTGCGAGACATACTGCGCGAACTCCAAGGCCAACGGTTCATTGGAAAAGTCATATGTCATGACAGTCATCTTCTTGCCCATGCTTTCCTTGGACAGCTCAAGATACTTGTCAGAGATAGCCCGTACAGGCTCTAGGAATTCTGTCTTCTCGACAGCGTAGACAGTAGTTGCGAAGTAATTGATTTCTTCCAGTTGATCCATGATCCCTCCGTGATTGATGTGAAGAGTCTAACACGGGATTAGGGTCTGGCTATAGATTCATTCCTTCATATTTCTTAGCATTGCTTTGACACATTACACAAATCCGACGCTCACCGGATTCTTTATGTACATTCTTACCACCTCTTTTCATCCCACCCGTACTTAACATCCGACAGGCAGTATCACTGCCTACCCATATGTGAGCTGCTGTACTTTTCTTGTTTAGGTTATAAAAATATTCCATGTTTATCGCAGAGGGAAGTGACTGAGTCTTTTAGGCAAAATCCACCCCTACCCCTGACGCATCAGGGAAGGGCTGGGGATCGTTATCGCGTCGGTCGTTTCTTCGCAATTGTCGGTCACGCTCATCTCTCAATGTTCCGTCGTGACTGGCAAGACATTTAGACCCATTGTGAGGCCTCTTCTTAGCGCACTTGCCGAGCTTGTCCCAATTGTTGCTGTTGCTCCGGAGCACCCTAATCTCTCGACCCGGTTCCGTTCTGGCAGTTAATCAACAATCGGCGCTATCTCCACCCGCGCTTGCCGAATCGATAGTTTTTTCGGCTCTCGCCCCAGACCAAAACGTACGTGGTCACCAAAATTTCTGAGGCAAGGTATCGGCAGAAAGCAAAAAACCCATTGGTGAACGAGCTTTAGGCTTGGTTGCCACATGTGAAAAGTGCGATACCACTTAACACAGCTTTGACGAAGCCCGCTCACCAATGGGTTTGCAGGGTCACTTGTATCGAGCTACAACGGGTTACCAATCCGTTGATGGTGAAATTTTAGGACATGTCCTATTTTATTGCAAGGGTTGTTGGCGCCCCCGAGCTTGAACGGGCGTTTAAGGGAAATCGATTCGCTACCAGCCACACCAACACGGCTGAGGACTACTAGGGGGCACTGCCCTTCTAAGCTCCGGCACTCTCGGAGGCAATCCTCATGCGTCTTGAGACTGTAAACTTAAAACAAGCCTACTGTAAACTTAACCAACACGGCTGAGAATTTAGTTACAGTTGCGATCTGTATGGAGTTCGGGATTAAGGACAATATTACGTGTAGCTGCAGCTATTGACGTAAGTGACTCTCCACTGACCGATCTTCTACCACCCAAATTCTCATGCGTCTTGGTTGTTGGTACGAGACGCAAATGGGGAACGAGGCCAAAGCCTACGCCCGATCACCGCAACTTCTCATACCAACATGCTGAATATTATACCGCCACTTCCTGACACTGCATAAGCTTTCGCACCACCGCAAACAATCCATGCTTCTGGTGCAAATCATTGGCATCAAACCCTACCTCGTCAGCCATCACCCACGGGTGCCCTGTTTCCTCTGCAGACTTGGCGCCGGTTCCGCTTGCGTCGTTATCCGCAAAGATCATCACCTTGCCGGGTATCTGCGAGGCCACTGCCACCATGTTCCCAGCACTGAAGCAAACCACCACCGAGGCCTTCATACCGCAGCTTCTGAGAGCTTGATGCACGCTCAGGCCAGTTGCATACCCCTCAACCAGCCAAGTCTCTCCTGCGTCCTTTACGCCCATCCTAAAGACCGCATTCTTAGCCCTCATGCCTGTGAGCATCTTCTTCACATACTTACGCTCGTCCGTATCCCAGATAATCTGCTGGTAGCCCTGCAACTTATTCGTGGCCACGTTACGCATCGGGATCAACAGGACGTCATCCAAAACGAAGCCCTTCTCTGCGCCAAATCCCTTAGCCGTCAGGTACGGGTGATCCTCCAGCTTAGCTGATCTCAGGATCATGTCAGCCTTCAGTGCTGTCTGCTCGTACTTATGCTGCTGCTCAGACTGCTGGGTTTGACGTTTAGCCGCCCACTGACGCTTTTCTTCGTCTGTCCATGGTTTGGCATTAGGATCGCTGTACCAAATTGTTCTTGCTTCACCTTGCCAATTAAAAATCCATCCTCTTTCACCATTCCACAAATAAGAGCCGTTTAATGAACGTGGTTTCTCTGTAGTGCCACAACGTCGTATTTTGTCTGACGCATAAAATTTTGATGGATTAATTTCTAAACCATGCATTCTGGCAAAATTGATAAAACCATTCATATCAATCTCCCGTTTTCATTTGCCCATGCAATTGGGTCTTTATTGTATTTACGCAAATTGCATGTGGGGCATAACAATTGCAAATTTTCATCAGCGTGCATGCCGCCTAGATTAATTGGCATAACGTGGTCTAAATGATGGCCACTGTTAATTAAATCGGTTTTGCAATTAATACATTTACCACATTGCATTTCCATCAACTTTTTTACAATCCCTTTTGAAATTTTCCCTACTTGCATGCGTTTTTTTGCTTTTCGGTTTTGATTGTAAATCCTAACCAAGTCTAAATTTTCTTTTTTCCAATTTAAATTAATTAATTTTACAAATGTTATATTTTTTGCCCGATATTCCTTGCATTGATTACGTAATTTTTCCTTGTTTTCAAAGTTGTACAACTTGCGATAATCTTGAATTTTTTCTTTGTTTTGATCCGCATACAACTTAGCTTTTTTTGTATGGCATTTTTTGCATGCAGACCGAAGTCCAAAGATTGTGCCTTTTTGCTTGCCAAACTCAGATAAGTCTTTTTCTGCTTTGCACAGAGTGCATATTTTCATGATGAATCTCTCATGTACGAATCAAGAAGAATGTGGCAGGCAGTGATTCAATCTGCTTTTCCCCCGCTAAAGGTAGCCACATCAAAATCATACCACGCCATGAGCGCGTGCAAAGTCTATAAATGTCATGCCCCGTCACCCCAATAAAGTTCTAGCCAATCGTCGTATGCCGCCCAGCAAAGCAGCCAATCCCACATTAATTGTTCGTTCTTAGATACATCGCAGTAATACTGAGCCATTTGCAGGCAAGTTTCTCTTGGTGGTGGTGGACTCTTAGTAACCATTTTTTTCTTTCAATTTGTCTTGAACTGCAAGCAGCAAACTAAATGGCGCGTCTTTATGTTTTACACATAACTCAAAACACTCCTCTTTTGTCAACCCAACCCATTCTTTTGGTAAGCTGTATTCCGATTTAACAAAAACCATTTTGTCTGGGTCTGTTGGATGTGGTTTAAGAGGCATTGTTCTTCTCCCTCAAAGCTTTTTCTAACATGCGGTACATGCCTATAGTGCCGATTGCGCCCTGCATTTGAACCTTTAGTTCGTAATGCACAGCCTGAATCTCTTCGTCAGTCAGCCCAACCCATTCTTTCTTTGGTGGGGCGGTTGCTACTTGAATTGCGTCACATAGCCACGAAGGTGGTGATAAATCTGCGTGTTCTCCATCATGCGCAATCATTGCCGACCATCTACCTAAACACTCCCACAGGTGCGCTACCGGCTCCGGTTCAGGCTGCGCTAGTCTGGCTCGTATGGATTCTATACTTTGATTTGTTTTGTTTAAATATTCCTTCATAAACTCCACGCGCGCTGGTCTGTACCATTCTCCATAATGTTGGATGTGCATATCAATTTCTGATTGCTGTGAATCAACCGCGTTCTCCAAGCAATCAAGCGCCATCTTAAATAGTTCGCGGTCAGTCATTCTTCCTCCGTTGGAACGTCACGCCATTCGGTATAAACTTCTCCCGACGTAGCATTAACCTTAATTTCGCTTTCCCACATCTGCTGGAGAATATATACCTCTCTGCTTACTGAACCGTAGTAGTTACCTATGTCGCCATGCATAGGTATGTGTCGTTTAACAAATCGTAGATTGTTTGTTGGTTTCATATAACCTCCGCTTTTCTAAGATGGCCTGATACGCCATCAAAAAACAAAATTAAATTAGCTGGACAATAAAACTGATTATTTATGTCTACAAATGCCCACCCGTCTTTTAAAGTAACGTTATATTTCTTAACTACATCTGGCCTAGGTTCTGGCTTGATGCGGTATTGAATATGAGGAAGCCAATCAGGTGAGACACAAGACCACCAACAATTAGTTCTTTCTGATAAATATTCAATATGAGCGCCGTCTGCCCATGCTTTAATAATTTCTGCGTGTACGTGAGGTTTCATAATTTATCCCTCTCTTTAATTTGCCTGATGATCTGTTGCTTAACAAAGTTAACTCCCTGTGCTTCTGCGCCAAATCCTTCGTACGTATCGTGAACAATCTGAGCGCAAATATTCCTCTCAAGGTGTGCAGCCGCATCCATCATTCGGTTTACTTGTTCTTGCGAGTATCCAATTCGTGAGTGTTCGTACAATGGCACCTGATTTGCATATTCAGTCCTAGAGAATATGTCGTCGTAGTCAATCTTTGCTGCCAAGTCAGGGCGCTCAAACCATATCTTATCCACCCACGCTACAGGCTTGTTCTCAACATAAGGGTGTTCCATAGACGTCAACGCTACGCCATCCTGCGTCATGGCTTGAGCAGCACCGTTTGTAGGAGGCGGTGGTACCTTAAGAATTGTTTTTTGTGCTGGGTACAAAAGATTTTTCAAACTTTCACGATCAATCATCAACCCATTAGCTAATTTGGTTAAATTAGAATCCTTTGGTTTTCCTAAACCAGTTTCATAAATAGTTATTGCGCTTTGCGATAGGCCAGCTCTTTTGGCTAACATTTTTTGAGTTAGGCCTAATTCAGCACGCCTTAATTTCATAAGTTTAGTGAAATCATTCATGTCATTGCCTCTGTGAAGGAATACGGTTAAGGATGGCCTCCGAAAGAGCTTCATCGCCCTTTTCTTTAGCCAGCTCAGCGCAAGCTTGACGCTCAATAAAAATAGCCTGCTTAGTAGTCTCAATAGCCACAGTCATGATCTCAGCACGAGCCAGAGCTAATGCCTCATCAAATTCACTCTGCGTGAACAGATCAATCGTTCCTGCACCGCCTAGTAATTGTTTAGCCAGTGGGCTTAGTTCTTTAGTCATTTTTGTTCCCTTCATTCGTCAGCACGTAAATTATTAAAAATATTAATGTTGCTACCCACATCATTCCCCCAGTAACTATCAGGAAGAAACTCAATGCACTGATAATCGCGTCAATCATTTTGATGTCCTCTTTTCTTTATTCTATTTTGTGCTGCTTTTTTTAAATTGGCTTTGTGCTCTTCAGTAAATTTCATTCCTAACCGTGCTTTACTAATAGACAAACCATGCGTCCTTGAATAAGGCTTTCGTTTAATGCCAATTTGAATTTCACTTAAATGTTTTTTTGCAGATTCTGACATTGGTTTTCGAGGTTTTTTTCTATCAATTTTTTTTCTATTTTCTTCCAAAGCGTTTAATTGTTTTTCTGTTTGACCTTTTAATTTTTTTGTCTCACTAATTTTTTTTGCAATTTGAGGATCACGTTTAATTCCTTTAAATAAAGATGGTTTACCTTTGTTATGAGCAATACGCTTTTTATTTTTATCCCAAGGTTTGTCACCTTGATCATCATAAGAAGCTTTAACATGATGGTTAAATAACAAACCGCTGTCTTTATATTTATCAAGCCAAACTTGCTCAAGATGAATACGTTTTTGTTTATCGTTCTCTTCTTGTTCTTCAATAAATTTAATGCATCCATATTTGTTAAAATAATTTTGCAAATATTTGCAATGATGTTTGTTTTTTCGCAAAAGCCATAAATGATGTGCTTTTCGCGTCGTAAATTTCTTGGTTCTACCAATATAAAACTTATCCGAATCTTCAACGCGAATGGTGTAAATTCCGCCCGTCATAATTAATACCTCCTGACAATATTATATCTTTTTTCTCTTCTGCCATGAAATATTCATCTGCCGAATCTTATTGACCACGTTAGTCGTGATCTCTACGTTCGGTGCCTTGCTAAACGCCCACTTCGTGTCCTGCCCTGTCATCTGTTTAAACAGGTGCCACGCCCTACCTGACTGCGACTCCGGCTTGCTGTGATACCTCGCATAGGTACAGATCTGATTCCATAAGTGCTCAGCGTTATCTGCAAGCTTTCTTTTGCTGACACCCTCGCCAATAAAGATCTCTTTCATATGACCCGGCAAAGCCTCGCTGACCTGCTTACTTACCCGCTCAAACCCGCAGGCCATGCACCGCTTATGAAACGGCAGGTAGCCGCAACGTGGGCATCCCTTGGCGTCGAACTCTTCCTTGGTGCGGATCTTCTTATCCAGCTTGTCACCGGCGTCCAGCTCAGCCAATCCGTTGAAAAATATCTCGTTGAAGTCCTCAAAAAACCGAATGATGTTTCCCGAGAAATCCAACAAGTGGCAGTCCTTCTTGCCTGTCTCAGGTGATACACGCAGGCCACGCCCCCACATCTGGATAGCCGTGCTCAGTGACTTACGAAGTGGCCTTGCATCGCAGATACAACCAACGTCAGGTACGTCAAAGCCCTTCGCTAAGGCCTCTACGGAGATCAAGACCTTCAGGTAGCTATCAGGCTTGCGGTACTCGTCCAAAAGCATCTCGCGCTCTTTAGCGGTGGTCTCTGAGGTAAAGACTGCAGCCATCACACCGGCGGCAATAAACTGACGAGCCAGCTCTTCGCAGTGCTTAATCGTTGCGCCAAAGATGATGGTCTTGCGGTTGTCGCCAAACTTCTGCCAATCGTTCACCACGTCCCCAACGATCTTCAGCTCACGCTCTTCGGCTGCTTTTTCTGTCCACTCGCCGCCCTTGGTCTCTGCGCCTGTCATATCGGGCTTAGCGCACGAAAATATGCGCATGGGTACCAACACCCCCGACTGAGTCAGATCGTGCATCGTGGTGGCGTTTACGATGTTTGTGAATACCTTCCCAAGGCCTGCAGTAAACGGGGTAGCCGACAAACCAATTACCGTAGCGTTCGTCTCTTTGGCAAACTCAGTCCATGCCTTGTAGGTCGTATGGCAGTTGTGAACTAAGATGCCCTCTGCAAAATATGATGGATGGCCTGAGACCCGTAGGTTGTAAACAAGTTCATCGCTTCCTCGTTCTTCAACCTCAACACTTTCCACCCAAGGTTGCGAAGCAAAGCATCCTTTTTCTGATCCTGCATTTGACGCTTCGACGCCCCATGGCTCGGGCCATCCAGTTCGATTGCAATCATCAGTTCCTTGTTCGCCACATCCACCTTGTAGTGATGCGGATAGCCCTGCTTCGAGGACTTCAATGTGCAAATAACGACCTCTGTTAGCCATGGGAAGCCTAACGCTTGTGCCGCCATGGCTTGTGGTTTTGTTAGACCAGTACCATTGCCTCCACGTACCTTCGGCCCATGACCGATTGCCTTCAATGTTTTCTGCATTTTCAGGCGCGATTCTTCGGAGTGCATCGGGTTCTTCAGCCTCTTCGCACAAGACTGCCCACAGCATTGTTGCTGTTTGAAGTTCGACTCCAGTTGAGGCATCGGCTTCCCGTTGTAGCCTTTCACCATTTTTGGCATGAAGGGTTTTGTACAAACCACACACATCTTGAAAGCGAAATAACCGCGAACCGATTTCCAAGGAGCCAGCGGGTCGCCATCCCAAGTTGGTAAATATTGGATGGTCTGGGGTGCATTCAAATTTTGTTCCATCGGACAACCTCACTTTGCAAATTGATGATGCTGGCTTTGAAAAGACAGAGTCAATTCGACCAACGCCCATTGCATTGTATATGAGTTCGCCACTATGCAGTGTGCGTATCTCACGATATCCATGAGGAGTGGCTATCAATGTGTCGCCGGGGAAGCACTCATCAACCACCAGAACGTCCATCTGAGGCCAGAACTCGCGCTTGGCGATAGTCTGCACACTAGCGATTTGGAATAGCTCATCAGGACGCCTGCGCCAGTGCTTGGCTTGGATTACGCCGTGGGCATGCATACCGTAGCGATCAGCGACCGCAGAAGTTTGGTTGATTAGGGTTGTGCGATCACACAGGAAGACAGCACGTTTACCCTTCTGAACGGCCTCGTTGCAGATACGCAGGCCTAGGTAAGTCTTCCCAGCACCCGTAGGCGCCATGATCAATTGATTCTTATGTCCTTCCCTGAAACCCTTCCGTAAGGCTTCATGAGCCTGTAATTGGAAGGGTCTTGCTTCAGGGAATTTGGTTCCATCATCACGCTCACTTGGCGCTAGGGTAGAAGTCATTATTTAGCTCTCAATTTGTCCAATTGTTTTTGAAGGTCTTTCACCATCTTTACTGCCTCATTCTTCTCATTCATCAACCCATGTAGTCGGGTTTCTAGCTGAGCATTACGCAGGTTCAATCGCTTAATTTCTTCATGAGCCGTAGCCAGTGCATCGTCCGACTCCAAAAGCTTGTACATCGCCTCTTGGTCAGCCTGTATGGCTAATTCTGTGGCTTTCATCTCTTCTTCATCGGGTGCCACACCGTCGTTAGAAGATGCCACTTTATCAACTGGAGTAATTAAATTACTCGATGTTTCCTTTTTGTTAGCCTTTTCAGAGAAATGCTTTTCGACGTTTTGCTTTTGCTTTTCTTTAGCTTCAGGCCTACGAATGGCAGCTACAAAAGGTTTAGACACATCGCAATACCTAGCAATCTCGGCATCCGTCAGCTTGTCAAAGCCCTCAATCTCAAGAGCCATCTTTACCTTGTTGCGCTTATCCTCATTGGTTAGTGGCTTACCGTGCTTACCATTGGCCTTCAGAGCTGCAATCTGTGCATCACGCAAAGTACCGGCTACGTAATTTATTTCAATCTCTTTTATGCCCAGTAATTTGTAAGCGTGATACCGGTGAAAGCCATCTGTCAGCCAATACGTAACGCCATCAAATACTGTATCCATCTGAGGAAATTCAGCACCTTCCTTCATTGCTTCAAGGTAGGTATAAACCGTAGGCTGGTCTATAACTACTCGGCATTGAGTCCCGCCATCAATGCGAATCGAATTTATATCTATCATTTGTTCCCTCATCAATCAAAAATATCAGGTCGCAGCTCTTTTGCAGACACTAGGCCTTGGGTTGCTTTTTCAATCTTCTTTGCTAACTCAGGCGATGGTTGGCGAGACTTCTTGATCAGTAAACCCAACCAAGTCTGAGTAATGCCTAGGTACTCAGCCATCTCCTTCTTTGAGCCATAAGGCTCGTCTTTAAAGTACTGTTTAAGATTCATAGTGCTCCTTTCTAGGGTGGGGTACTCGCTGCGTCTGGTGTTGCTTACTTCGTGCTAGCAGCGATGCTTCACGCCAGCATCCGCTTTCCCCCATGTAGAAAAGTCTAACACACAATTAGATTCGTGTTAAAATCTTTTCACGGTTATGTAACCGGACATGGTCGAATCTGACCGTTCATAGGAGATACAAATGAGCTTTATCGTCGAAGACACAGGCGGGAATTTTGAGCGTTGCCCTGCGGGTATGCACCTCGGGCGCTGCTATCGAATCGTAGACCTTGGCACCCAAAAGTCAGAGTACATGGGTCAAGTGAAATATCTGCACAAGATCATGGTGGGCTGGGAAATCCACGGCTCGGATGACGCCGGTAAGCCTATCAAAATGAAGGACGGACGTCCCTTCGCAATCTTTAAGAACTACACCCTGAGCTGGTCTGAGAAGGCTAATTTGCGCTTAGATCTTCAGTCATGGCGTGGTAAGGCATTTACGCAGGAAGAAATGCGTAAGTTCGACCTAAAGAACGTCCTAGGCGCGTGGTGCATGTTAAACATCATTGAAAGAGCCGGTCAGAACGGCAAGACCTACTCCAATGTAGACAGCGTTGCACCGGTTCCTGCAATGATTAAGCAGAACGGCTTGCCAGCGGCGGTTAATCCAAATGAGATCTTTAACCTGCAAGAGCCTGACATGGCAATCTTTGCCAACTTCAGCGACCACTTGAAGGCCAAGATCCAATCGTCACCTGAGTGGGAACGTCTGACAGATCTTTCACCAGCATTGGCTCAATCAGCAAAGTCAGTAGCCCATGATGATTCAGATTCCGATATTCCTTTTTGAGGTGAGCCATGAAAATCTTACTTTTGATACCAGTATTATTGGCGGGGTGCGCTACTAAAGATTATTCATACGGTGGCGACCACATACCTCCAGTGCAGCTTGTCCTTGATTCCAAAGTTCAACAGATGAGCCGACAAGAGGTGATCAACGCCACGCATAGCTGTGAATTTGCAGGCCTTCGGGCTGCGCCAATTATGTCTAAGCGTTTGGTCAGCGGAATGATGTCGGACATCATCATCGACATTCAGTGCATGCCCAAGATGCGTTTAGCTTACTAAGGAAAGAGATGACGACAATAATAGCGAGAGCCGCAGAGAGCGTTCATTGGTACCGCCTAGAGGATGGTGGCCCACAGTACACCGTCAAAGCAAAAGACGGGTCTGACCGGCCTACCACCCTATCCGATGCACGCAAGATGAACCTAGTCCCCAGCGTGACCACAATCTTAAAAATGTGGCCTCGTCCGGGTCTTGAGGTGTGGAAGAACGAGCAGTTGCTCTTAGCCGCCTTAACCCTCCCAAAGCGTCCAGACGAGTCTGAGAAGGATTACATCACTCGGATAGTCTACGACTCCAAAGAGACTGCAAAGACGGCTGCAGAGCGCGGTACGCACATCCATGAGTCAATTGAGAAGTGGTATCGGGGTGAGCTTAAAGTAGACCACCAAGAAATTGCTATGGCTTTTGATGAAGCTGTTCTTACATATTTTGGATGCGACCCTCATGAACCTTGGGAAACCGAACGATCATTCGCCAATTCATTTTTTGGCGGCAAGGTGGATTTGTGCTGCAGTGCTAGTCATTCAGCTCCGAATGGAATTGTCCTTGATTCAAAGACTAAGGAATTTGATGAGGACGATAAGGTCGTAGGATACGACGAGAACTGTATGCAGCTTGCAGCCTACCGTAATGGCCTTGGTTTACCCAATGCACGGTGCGCGAACGTCTTTGTGTCGCGTACTAAGCCGGGTTTAATAAGAGTCGTTGAATGGTCACCAGAAGAGCTAGAGAAGGGTTGGAAGATGTTTTCCTTGCTAGTCCAACTGTGGCGCATTAAAAATAATTTTGGAGAAGAGAATGCTAAACCGACAGGAAATAAATAAAATATTCCACGAGATGCAGCTCGAGGATAATTACAACTTTTTGGAGGATGACTTGTATAAATTAGCGATGGCCTACATCAAAGCAGGCGCCGATAAAGAACGAGAAATTATTACCACCATTGCCAAGGCCTACAACAGTATCGTAGCTCAGAAAATTATTGAGGTGCGGGGCAAAGAATGAACGAAGCCATCATAGTAATTATTTGGATCTCTTTGATTTTAGTAATGACATTCTAAAAAAAACCCCTATCCGCTGAAGGTGACGGATAGGGGACTAAAGACCCCACGGAGGGTCGTGCGAGAAACTACTTAAATCTTCTTTGTGGCGCCAAACGATTAAGGACTCCCATTAATTCATCTTGGTGACCCTTACCAATTAATGCACCACCTAAAACTTGAGTTGGAACTGTAGGGATCATCATAGATAGACCGCCTGCAGTGTTTAACAACTTGTTTTTTTCTTCCGGCGTGTATTGGTCGGCGTGGAAACCTTTCTTCCATACAGTAGGCGCAATATCCACAATATCTTTACCGGCAAAATAACCGCCAAGCGCACCAGCGCCTACCTTTGCGGCGCCCTTAGCAAGATTGACTCCCTTGCCAACCATTTCAGCTCTACGTGCTGCAGCAGCTTGAGCATCGGCTGCATTTTGTGCGGCACGCTCTGCTCTTAGGCTTGCATCTCTAGCTGCTTGTGCATCAAGCGCTTGACGCTCAGCATGCGCTCTACGGGCTTCTTCTTCCATCTGAGTACCTACGTGCTCAGGAATAATTATTCCGCTTTCACGAGGATACTCAGGGCCAAAATTAATAATCGCGGTTTTTGCAGAAGGCTGTTGTTTAAGCTTTTGCTCTAACTCCCATTTCTCTCTTTGGGCAGTCATGTTATGACCCTGCCGTTTTTGCCTTCCGGTAGGCTCACCATCACCACGAGCACTAGTCATTACTTCATTAACTGTAGAAGGATGTGTACCAGCTACATCATGAGGTATTAATGGCTCCCCTACAGTAGGCTCAACGCGCATGCGTGTAGCATTACCTGTAGCTGCAGGAGTAGTGCCACCATAAACTTCAGGCGATCCAGATAACGCCTTTTTGAAAGCACGAGGAATAAGATTTTTATGCGCCGCATAGCCACCAACTAAAGCGCCAACTTTACCCCTGCCCTCTGCTTCAGATTCTTGCTTTTGTTTAACTTCTTGTTGAGCTTCAGCATCAGCTTTTTTTATAGTTTCTAAATCAGCAGCAGTTGGGTTTGACCAACTAGATATCGTCTCTGGATGATGATATTTCTTGAGATAGTCTTCAGCACTTTCAACTTTATCGTCCATGATTTTTACCTTTTTGAAACTGGCAATTTAGCATCGTTATATGCCCTTACAATTTTAGAAAACTCAGTATCTATATCTTTTAAATACTTAGAGTTTAAAAATATGTCTGCATATGGCGTAATACTATTGTTCACATCATGATATTTTGTCTTCTCTTCATTGATACGATCAAAATACTTTTTGTCATGATCTAACCTTGCTCGATCTTGAAGCAATAGTTTGTAAGCAACATCTGCTTGTTGATCCAAATGCGCGGAAGTTTTTAACGCTTGCAAAACTTCATTTTGAGCACCCTTTAAAGGAACTCCTGTAAGTTTTACATTGTCAAAAGCAATTCGTATTAAGTACGAAGCCATTTCATCAGCAAACTCTTTCGCTTCTTTAGGCAAACCAGCTTTTAAAAACTCATCGACAGGAAAACGAACACCTGCACTAATACCTGCCGCGCTACCTGAAAACCCTTGATTCAAAGCATTTAAAAGTGGTTCGCTGTTTTGCATTAGAGCAAACACTTTCTTAGACATGTCAGGATTTTTTTCCATCATGTCAATGGCTCGATCATATCTATTATGAGTATGGGTAAATTCAGACCCTTTCATAATAGGCGCCCAGCTTTGAATTTTAGCTACATAAGGAGCTTCAGTCTCTTGTGCACGTTTTTGATAAGACTCCATAGCTGCTCTACGGTCTGCTTCTGGAAGACCTGCAATATCAGGTTTTCTTTCCGTAGGAGGATAAAACTTTACTTCTTCTTCAACTTTTTGAACTGGCTTACGTTCCCAATGATTTTTATCACGTTCTTTAGCCCATTCAGGCTGAGTCCATCCGTTTTCTTTAAGAATCTTTCTGTGTTCATCGGTTAACCGACGCGAATCAACATCAATAGCCTCGCCAGTAAAATGCTTGCTAGTGGTGCCAACTGGATTACCTTCTCTTGTAAAGTTAGGATTATTTGGGTCGCGCAAAGCTTCTTGTTCTTTTGGTGTTCGGACATTGCTAATGACAGGAACGCCCTGCTCATGAAGCTTATAAACATCATCATTGACACGAGCACCATTCGGCAATAAACGAGACTCTCCAGCTTTTTCACTGGTAGGACGATCTGATTTATTCATATCATCTTTAAGCTCAAGCGCATCTTTAGGAACAGGATACATTTCGTCAGAGCTAGGCACGTTTTGTTTATTTCCGTCGCTCTCACTAACAAAATTATCAATTGTTTTAGGAAGAACATTTCTTTGCTGTTCATTTGTTACAGGTGGCCTTGGATTGCGCTGATCAGGGCCTTCAGCACCCGTCATAGGCTCTTGAACATGGAATGCTTCACCTTCCATACGAGCTAAATATTCCTTATCAGCCTGAGTTAAAGCAATTCCTGCAGCTTGTTTTGCATTAATTCTTTGAATAGCATTTTGTTGATTTGCCTGAGCGGTAGCTATTTCATCTTTAATAGCCTTACCAAGAGAAAGCCCCGGAGCCTCTGCTTCCAATTCCCTAAGCAAAGCAGCAGGAGGTGTTTGCCCCGGATGCGCTTTAGCCCATTCTCTAAACTTGTCGTTAGCTTTTTTATGTGCGCCTAAAATTGCACCCTGCTGCATTAACTCTAGTCTCATTTGAGCTATAGGTAATTGGGCAGCACGACGCTGCTCTTCGTTCTCGCCTAAAGCTTCCATGGCACTGCCCAAAGAAGCCGTAAATCCGCCTAGCTGTGGCTTGGCAAACCCTGCAGCTACCTTAAACCAATTAGGTTGATCGTATCGTTTTCTGAGGGCTTCTACCGCAGCTAATTGAGCATTATTAAGCTCTGCCATACGCTCATCGTCTTGACCGTATAAAGGAAATTTTGTTGGGTCTACGGCGACGCTAAAACCAGACAAGCCTCCGCTTGGTTTATCTGACATTCTTATCTCCCTTGTGGCAAGGCGCCATGGTTACTAAGCGAAGCGCAGCCAACTGCATTCCCATAATCGTCTGAAGCAATCAAACCGCCTGATGCCAAATTTCCGAAGTTTTTAATTGCTTTGATGCCTTTGCACAAATTTGTAAGAGCGCAAGCACCTTTATTTACAACCCCCATAATTCCTGAACCAACCGTTGCTGCAGCAGACAACGGAGACATGCACATAGTCGTCTTTACGCTTGTAGGCACTTGATTCTTACCCAGCATGGTTGCGTACTTACACATCTTAGACAGGGCGTAGCACTGCTCATTCTGCTTAATGGTCTGGCATTCAGCACCCATCTTTGCCAACTCTTCTGTACATTGAATATTGGTGCAAGAAATTGTTTTGCCCAAGTTGGTCAGATTAGCTCCAGCTACATTCTTAGCACCAGCGCATTGAGATGCAGCACTCGCAGCAGTTTGACCCATCTGATTCAATAAATTCTGTCTTGCCGTCGCAGCCTGTAAAGCACTACCGTAGCCAGAGTTTTCCATGTTAGCTATCTGACTGTTCAAATCGTTCATGGCGTTAGCCTGCACTTGACCTAAGACCTGAGCGCCACGCTGTGAACCAAACTGACCAGAACCTACAGCCGCAGCCGTAGCTTGTGGTGTCAAATTTTGCTGAATGTTACGCATGCCGATGTTTGACATGCCCTGTACAGCATTCTGCAGGTAAGGACTCATGTAGCACTGAGCTAGCTGAGCTGGATTGCTACACATTGCTTCGTTCAAATAAGGATTGGCTGCATTGGCTATATTGACGTCAGCAGCCTGACCTATGACATTTCCACTCTCGTCCAATGTAGGTTTGGCAGCTCCAGCATTTGCAGCGGCATTACCAAATGCCTGCTGTTGCAAAGGAGTAGCGCCAATAAACTTGCCATTCATTGCGTCCTTGCCACAATTAGCAATCGTAGATAACGCCGATTTATAATAATCTGGCGCTACGGTTTCTACATTCTGTGATGACTGAAGCATATTAGCCATTATTTACTCCCCGTCTTTATGTATTGAATTGGGTCTTTTGCCTTGGGTGGAATCTTATCCAGAGGTGCGCCACGCTTATGCGCTCTCAGCTTAGTCCGTAATCCATCAAGGATCTCTGCACCACGCTTATTATCCCCGCCACCAAGGGCTGTGACAAATGCTTCAGGGAAGACGTATTCACCGTCAGCAATCTTAGCTGGAACGGGGTTACTACCGCCTTCCTTCTTGTGAGGAATCTTTTCGCGGAATCCTTCTAAAACTTCTCTACCAGCCTTGCTAGAACCATCTCCAAGGGCTGATACCGTCTCAGCATCCATAACGTAGTCGCCATCGTGCAACATAGCTGGAATGTCGTCTGACTGCCCTGTACCGGCGCCGCAAGCATAGTAACCTGTCATACCGGTAATAAACTCAGGCTTATGACCCTTAGGGGCGGCAGCAGCGTATTTGTGCGGCAAGCCTCCTGTCGCTAAAGGATTTATTCGTGTTTGCCTAAGAGGTTTTAACTTATGGCTTTCCATGCTTTTGCCTGAAAATAAAAAATTAGGCTTGCTGCACTTAACAAATTTTGGAGCAGTAAGTTTTTCCCAACAAGTAGTATTGTTTTTGCAATATATATTGTTCAACTCTTTGATTGAACTTTCTAAATTGCCTTGATTATTTTTCTCTGTAGTCACACTACCGGCCTCACTGTAAGCTAACCCGCCAGAATGCATGGCTTGTTGTTGCACTGGTTGATCTTGAACTAACGGTGTTTCATTATCTAATGATTGGACTTCTTTTTCTGCGGCATCATTAACCGTTTTTAATCCTGCCGATTTGCCAGATAGTTTTCTTGTGTTTAAAAATGTCGGAGTTCCATTTAAAAACCCTGTAAGTCCACTGCCAGCTCCAGAACAAGGTGCTGCACCTGTACATGTTTGATTACCACCAAATAAATCTTTACCTGCCTTATATAAATTTTTTGCTTTTGTTAAAAGACTTGAACAGCCTTGAAAACCAGCACACTGGTTACCTATCTGTGCTGGGCCTTCTGGATCAATCTGATATCCGGGCGCATTAGGATTGTTAGGCAACCCTGTTTGCCAATCTATAGATGGGCTTAAACCACTAGCTATTGCTGATGTATTGCCAATAACATTGCCAAACATATCAAGCGTTTCGCCAGCCATGGTGCCAGTGCCGCCAGCAATAACGCCGGGCAAGCCACCCACTAATTCACCGCCAACACCTTCAGCAACCGCCGCGCCTGCACCGCTACCAAATAAACCGCCAGCCCCACCAAGGATGCCGCCAACAGCAGGCGCCAGCATAAGGAATGGCGCCAAGCAACCCATGATGCCGGGGTCGTTAGCGTATCTGGTAGCCTTAAAATACTGAACATCTGGCTTACCAGTTTGTTCGTTATTTACAGGTACAAGGTTACCGCTTCCATCAGCTTTGTACATAACGGTTGCATGAAGGGCTTGATCACCTCGCTTAGCACCCTCAACAGCGTTAGTTACCGAATATAAGTCTTTTGCTTGAGTGTTAATCGCGTTGTAAAGCTTGGTCTTGTCTAAGACATTTTGCTTTCCACCCATACCAACTTGTTGTTGGTGGTAATACGGAGATGGATCAATGCCTGCAGCCTTAGCCGCATTAACAAAGTCTTGGTCACTAGCAGCTTTCCCTGCTGTTGTTTTATAGCCGATGCTACCCATACCTTCGGGCGCAGTCACAAGGCCATAAACACCTGCACCATTTAATACCCTAACCGCATCAGATTTTTGACCCCAACCTGCGTTATAAATTTGATCGCGGATATCGGAATTGTTGGCGGTTAATTCATTGGTGCGTTTATCCTTGAACTGCTTATCAATAATCGATTGATTAAGCGTAGGAAGCCCATTGGCGAAAAACTGAGGTGTAGAAGAATCTGCCATGATGTACTCTTTATAAAACCGGTTGTATGCTCATTGAGCCTGCAACTGCTTTAGCCCAATCCTGCCAATTTTCATACGGCCTATGATCAGGCAATCCAGACTGAACAAAGTAGCCGATACCATTCAAACCATCGACCCACTCTCTCCAGTTCTCTTCAGGCACCGTACCCAACTGATTGCTACCAAATAGCTCAAACATGAGCCTACAGTATTGATCCCAATCCATCCCACGAGGATCATACGCAATCATGGGTTACCTGTTCCGCGAACGTCGCCTGTCTCTATGTTCAACACTACGCGACCCATAAAATAATCGCCGTTAACTACGTTGCTGCTAAATTTAAGCCTCATCTCACGACGCTGCTCTTTCATGTCTATCTTGAGGGTAGTAGGATCAAACGGATAAGGATCCGAAGATACGTCCGTATCATCAGCATAACCCTTACCGGTCACAACTAAATCCATGTGTTCATTCTGAATGAAGTCTGGCTCAACTCGATCAATACGTGTCCACAGGTTGTCACCCACGCCCTGAGTCGTTCCTACTAAGCCAGCGTTGGTTCCTAGAACATTAGTCTCAAACGATGAATTAATCGCGTTTACATTCGTCAAGTATGTCTGATTAACGCCTGATTCATGAATCCACAAAGTATTGTCACCTGTCGAGTTTTTGACATTATCAGCCCAAATAGGCTTAGTGAACACATCAGAAAAGTAACCAGCAGAACGTCTTGCGCCTAATGCCTCGCCTGCGTCGTACCAGCACTTTTCTCGGACGTTGTAGATGATCGCATCATTGCACTCAGTCGATGTGCCCCGTGGGTAGAACCACCAAATCTCACCCCATCTTGGAACTTTACTTGCCCATACTTTTTGACGCTGAGCTAGGTTAATCCCGTCAAAGAACCAGTTAAGGTTTTGGACGTTAGGCACCTCTTGAACCACGCCGTTATACATCAAGAATCGGTCAACGCCGATCCAGTAGAAAATGCCGTCGTACTCAATGACGCATGAGCTAGACAGGATAGAAGACTGAGAGCTAATTAAATCGTAGCGCCAGTACAGCGTAGAGTTACCCACGCTCTGAGGCGCATAGGTGACTCGTATAACGCTGTCAAGGCTCCAGAACAGGCCTGATGGGCTTGTAGTACCACCACGCAATGGCATGCCCTTGACAACCTTATTTGCAGCCACGTTGTTTTCGTTGGCGTCAGCCGATGTCCAATTGTTGAAGTCGCCTGCAGCGCAGTTTTTAATCAGACCATAATCCCCATACACGAATAGATATGGGTACAGCATAACTACGCCGCCAGAGATGCTGACATTGTTATCAAAGGTCAGAGTATATGAGCCAGTAGATGTAGCTGCATTGCTTAAAGTGGCAGTCCATAGATTTGACGTTATGACCGCTAATGATGAAATTGTTCCAGTAAAACCAGAACCACCAGCAAGGCTTGGCAAGGTAAACGTATCTTGATAAAGATACCCAGCGCCAAGAGCCGTAACTGTCACCGAGCTTACAGAACCGCTTGAAACCACTATTGTTGCCAAACCGCCAGAACCTACACCGCTGGCTCCTACGATTGGCACATTAGTGAACGTACCATTGGTATAAGCAGAACCCACAGTATTAATCGCAACCGTACCAATCGTTCCGTACTGCTGCAGGTTAGACGAAACGACCGAAGTGTTCGCCGGTATCCCTGTCCCTGTTACCGTAACCCCTGCCCCAATAGCAATGTTGGTATTGGCAAACGTGACTAACGTAGAACCTGATGTCAATGTAGCTGTATCAGTAAACACACCTATAGCCGTTAATTCAGTTCCTGTAAATTCACCAATAAGAGGTCTTGTCTTTAATTGCGAATCGATTGAAGATAAATTAAGGCCGGGGTGGGCAATAAGATTATTGTTGCCTGTACCGTTGGCGTCGTAGCCAATGTCCATCTGCCATAAAGTATTTGCATTGCTACTGTAAGCAGTATTAGCGGTGATCGTGCCAATAAACGTGCCGTATGTAGGTGTCACCGATCCTGAGCCAGCTAAGGTACCTGTAGCCGACGCTACGAGCACATCCCCAGCCGTAGGAAGAGTGGTGACTGAGCTAAAGAATGCCTGCCACTCAGAAAGTATTGTGGTGCCCACCACGGTCACCGTATAGACAGTTCCCTCGCTAATAGACTGTGTCGCAGGCAATCCACCAATGTCTGCCGCTGGCACCACGAATAAATCATTCGCTGAATAATTTGTACCTGCAGTGGTAATCGTGATGCTTGATACTTTGTTTGCAGAGACAACCACAGTCAGCAAGCCACCAGTTCCGTAACCACTCTCAGTAACAATAGGAACGGATGTATACGTGCCGTTCGTGTAGCCCAAGCCTGATGCGGTGATGCTTACCGTTGATAGTGGCCCCAATATATAAACCTGAGTTGGGCCAGTACCGATAGCTTGGTTGTTGTTGATCGTCCACTGCTGAACGCTGTCACTAAATCCTGAGATAACCCACGTCTGCCCGTTCTGCGAGTTAAGAATTACCCCGCGGCTAATACCCGGCGCATTTAAGAACGCACCGTTGTAACCGCCAATCTTTCTAGGCTTGCCGTACTGAAATCTGACCCATTCGCCGTCTATGTAGGACGAAGACGCAAAGAGAGTTCCATCCCTCTGTATCCCCGGCCCTACTTGTAGAACAGCAACTTTTTGGGTAGCCATTAAAACGTCCCGCCTTGTATACCTACAGTCAGAAGTAAACCTACCGAGCTAAGCGATCCTACTGATTGACCTGAAACAGCAAAGTTGATGCTTCCAGAGCCTGATGAATATAAACCTGTCGTAATGTCAGCAAACGTCAACGAAGGCGCCGCCGCTGATCCGTTGGCTAATTGCAGTGACGTAATCGAGCTTAACGTACCTGAGCTTGCGTTATATAGGTCTGTACCATCACTAATGATGATCAATGCCTGATTAGCAGGGATCGCAATCGTAGTGCCTAAAGCAGCCGTTCCAGAGGTATTCGTGACACCAAAGGTCAGCGTGTAACCGCCTGTAGTCAGGTTCCTGATAGAGTAAATCTGAACCGTCTGTGGCAGCAAAACCAATAAGTTTGCCGATAACGTGCCGGTAAACTCTTGAATCACGTTCTTCGCAAACGCCGCTGACATCTGATAAGGAGATGTAAGCGCAGGCGAGTTTACGTTAACGATTAACTGCGTGTAGTTAAATACATTGGTCTGAGCCAACGCATAGGTGTACCAATACGTACCGTCAGTGGTAAATATGCTGGAGTTGGCAATCTGAATCTGTACTGTTGACGATCCACCGGGAGTTGAGCCTCCGGGATTAGATGGGTCAATTAAATTTGTATATCCGGTACCAACTGCAGATACAGTCAAAATACCTGTGCCGTTATTTTTAAGAGCAATAAACCAACCAGCACCAACACTAGCTGGGTCAGGCAAAATAACTGTACCTACACCACCACTCCACGAAAACAAATTTGCTCTATCGGTCACTAAAAACGTATATGCACTTGAGAGAGTACGAACAGGCGTATTTTCAGCAAGAGTATTGTTGATCGCTATTAAACCGTTACCTGCAAGAGCACCAGCCGTAGCCGACGAAGTACCAATACCCATGGCAATGCTTGCCCACGTACCATTGACGGTGCTGTTATTGGTTAGGTAGATGTAATAGGTATTGGAGTTTGCACCCGAAGACGATATCGGGATGTTGACAATGACAGTTCCAGAGTTATCCGTTACGTTGAATGCAAACTGACCACTTCCACCTACGTTGCGAACGATGATTGCTTGACCTACAGATACCTGCGTTGCCGGTGGCATCAATAAATTTAAGCTGCCAGCAGTCGCAGTTACCTCAATGATGTTTGCCGCGACGTTGTTTGATGATGTGCCATTAATAGGCCAACTTAGTGTCGTGCTAGTGCTTATCGTCAGGCTTTCATACGCAACCTGCGATGGGCTAATTGTTTGGCCTGTGTATGGCGAAGTATAAGTTGTCATTTTGATTATCCGTTATCCGCAACAACAGCCTGACGATCAGGAATCCTAGAGATATCCTCGTCTCTTAGAGACTTGATGGCTTCCATGTATTTCTGCTGAAAGATTTGCCGCTGATCATTTTTAAGGAAAGGCATCGCCTGCAATAGCGTGCCGTACAGCATGGCATTTGGCGCATTCTGTGTCAGCCAGTTCGTCTGATTGCTTGTGCTTAATGGCTCAATACGCTCGTAGTAAAGAACCTCAAATGTGTATGCCTGATCGGGAGTAGGCGATAGATACCACCAATCCCAGCTCGTATCGGAGTAATACAGAGGTGGGCCAGTAATTAAATTACTCTGAGAATAATTAATCAGGTACTCATACTTGCGAAGCAGTAGGGGATTCTTGTTGCCGCTGGCATCCGTATAGTTGACCGAAACAGTCTTGCGCCACCGAGCTGGCTTAGGCAGGTTTGGGCTACCGGCATTCATAACCGACTCAGCAACCTGTAATTGCCCCAAGGTTTTGATCTCTTGAGCAATCTCAAATTCAGCTAATGTGATGAACGTAGGGATGGCATTGATCGTCGCCTGATCAGACCTCTCTAGATACTGAAGGACGTAATAGGTCAGACTGTCATAAGTCATCACCCACGATGGTATGTTTGTAGCCATTTTTTCCCCGTTAATTCGCCTATTTTCCCATCAGGTTGACAATCTCACAAGGTCACTTTAATTGGATAAATATAAGGCTCTTTCGTCCTTTCGACGGTTTTCTAAGCCTTTTAAAACTTTACCCGCAGCCTTGCAATACTTCAAAAACTCATCTGCTGCGCCTTCATAATCACCGCGATTATGGCGTTGTCTGAGTGTGCTGCGCTGTAAAGTTCCAAGCCCAACATTAAATGAGAAGCTGACAAGAGCGTCCAGCCAGCCTTGGCGAGAGCTAGCATTAGGACAATAGTTAAGAACTCCGCGCTCGAACCTTTCAAGGTCTTTAGCAAGAATGGCATTTACCTCTTCCATAGTAAAAGTTTTGTCCCAACCTTCTGGACAAGGCAAACCTACTCGATCTTCAATCTTCAGCTTGCCGTGATTAGGGTCTATTACATGCCCCACCCCAATCGTCCACAGCTTAGCTGGACATTGATACGGCTTTAGTCGCACACCTTCGTGGTGGGCGATCATTTTTAAAGCCTTTGCGCTGATCATTTTCCAAATGCCCTGCCGCCAAAGTGGAACGCTATAATCGAAGCAAACAACGCCTGAGTCTCGTCATCCCATAGCTGGTCAGCTAAAGCGTTAAAGTCTGTACCGCTTGTCAGCCCTTTGTAAGCCAACACAACGTCAATGCCCACTAATAGGAAGAAGAACCCATAAGTAATTACTGGGCGAACTGAAGCGCGAAGGTCTTTCATCCACTGTGATGTGCCCTCGTTTAGCGACATGTCGTGGGCGTAGATTGCTTGCATTTCAGACTGCTGTGCATCGATTAACGAGACTTTCTCCGCAGAAGCGGTTTGCGTCTTTATCTCATCTAGCTTAATTGCTTCGATCTGTTGTTGGGCTGCGTACCCTGCGGCGGCTAGTTGCAGTTCTCGTTCAGTTTGCATCTGAGCTAGTTTTAGCTCATGGGACTTATCTTGCCTATCTTGGAAAAAGTCGAGTATTTTGGGTAAGCCACCCATCAAAAACGACACCAATGTTGAGAAGATCGTAAGCATTATTCCCCCTGTATTTCTAAAAGAATTTTGGCGCGTAACTCGCGCATCTTCTTTGTTTCTTCCATTGCTCTGATGGTTGCGTTGTTCATGTCCATGTACATAACTCCAAGTGCTGGAAGTACAATCACTAACACAACACACACCACAAGGACGGCAAAGAAAACTGTCCATGAAACGTGTGACTCATCCTTATCAGAATCATTACCCACAGGAACCACGCTATTACGAACGCTACTGCTAAAAGTGAAGTCAGTTGTTCTCTTAGCTTCTTTCTTATCTTTGCTCGTCGCCATTTAGCCACCTGCGCTTGTCTGAGTTCTTCGGCATGTGCTGCATTCTGCTCGGAGACAATACGCTCCCACATAGCTTCAAACTTACCCCAAAGTGACCCGAGTTCTGGGGGTGACCTATAGATCATGTTTTCACGTATTTCCGCAAGCATCGCATCAAGTCTAGCGGTGATAATGATCCTACGCAAAGCACGACGTCCTATACTTTCTTCCCCTTTATAAACTTTCTTGCTTGATAGTTCTTCCTGCAATAACGCCTTACTTAAAGCGTCGTAGGCATCCATCAAAATGCCAAGCTGGTTCCCAATTTCGCTAAACACATCATTGGGGTCAGTCTTGGCTATTTCTTGCACCCTCTGCACCTCAGCGTTGTACTGCATCTTCTGCTGAGGTGTTGGATCTACTATCTTGTGATACTGCTCTTTTAGGTCTTTGAGTACGTAGCTAACATCTCCGCTTGCACTCTTTATGTCCTTATAGAGCTGCGTGGCTTTTTTAACCCCTAAAACTGCAGCATTGGCAACCGCGAGTAATGTAAGCGGATCAACAATTTTATAAGCCTAAAAGTTTCTTCACGAACTCAGCAGCAACGCCGGGGCCTAGTAAAACAAGAACCATCACTGCATAAATCAGATACTCAATCTTCTGCATACGGTCTGAACCCTTATCCAGACTGTCTTTGATGTTCCCGTAACGCTCAGTGCATATAGCCTCATGCACAGCTAAGCGTGTATCTGTATTGTCAGCCATTTACGACCTCTGGCTCTTCTGTATTCGCAGCAGAAATTTGCGGTATAGCTTGATTATGAATAGATTGAATTAACGGTGCTGATTGGGTGTAAGGAAGCTGCCCTAAAGCCGTCAACAGAGCGTTAATCTCATCAATCGTAAATTTTAATTTAATGTCCATATTAGATTGACTGCGAAGTTAGAGCGTTTAAATCAGCGCTAGTTAACGCTGGCAACGAGTCTGTAGTTAATTCTGTTTCTTGCGGCAATGAAAATTCCACCCATTTTTGTTCGGATTGATTCCATGAACAATCAGCCCAAGGTTTAGGGTCACGGATTACCCAACCCGGTGGATACCACCAAACAACTTCTTTACCTTCGGGGCATTCAGGCGCATCAGGCACTTCAATCCATCCTTCTGTGCCATCCGTTTCAGGTTTTGGTATAGAACCGTTTTTAGAAAACATAAGTCACCTTATTGAATCGGGAATGCTGCGGTTGGAGTTGTGATAGTTCTTGCGTATTTAGTTACTCTAACCTCATCAAGATAACCATTTAAAGCACTCCCAGCAACTCTATCTGCGCCAACATATAATCCATTAGTTTGGTTAAAATTATCTGTTACAGCACCACCACTTGTAGCATCAACTGAACCATTTAAATAAACTTTTAAGTTACCTGTTGCGCTTCCTGAACGAACTACAGCAAAGTAATACCACGTAGTAGCTGCTAAAGAAGTAGCTCCAGTAAGTGCAGTAGCTGTATAACTAAACTGAAGTTTATTACCTGATGTTACATTTACAGACCATCCTGTGCTTGCTGCACCTTTACTTATAATTCCATAAGCAACGCCAGTGGCAGATAAATATACCCATCCTTCAATAGTAAAATCACCAGTACCTAATTGAAGATTAGGAGAGTCCGGAATTAATAACCAATCCCCAGTACCATCAAAATACATCGACGTTGTTCCAAACTTAGCCTGTGTCGTGCTTACCTGTGCATTGCCTACAGTCTCTAGTACATTCTTAGCAGCAGAGTCGTATATACCGGCGTTGGTGTAGTTGAGGAGTAATGACGTATTAGTAATTGCTGTAACAGGAGCAGTAGGCAAGGTTAACGAACTTCCTGTTCCATAAGGATTCGCTCCTTTTATTAGTCTGCAATTTGATAGATAACCATTAGTTCCAGCAATTACCTGCATATCCCCTTGCGCATAACTAACCGTATATGACGTATTGGTGGCTACTCTTGTTCCATTAACATATAAACCGCCAGTTGTTCCTGTTCTGGTAGCGCAAATGTGATACCACTGATTTACAGTTAAAGTTAAACTAGCTGACATGTCATCAGCAGTATTTGCTCTGCTTATTGCTAAAGTACCAGTTTTATATCGAAGGACAACAGCGCCATTAGTTGTGCTTCCAAAAAACTCACCAGAAAGTCCACCACCTGCCGCAGTTCCTACGAAATAAATCCAACATTCAATAGAAAAATCACCAGTCCCCAAAGCAAAAGCAGCATTGCTAGCAGCAACTATAGAATCCCCACTACCATCAAAATACCCAGACCCGCCAACCACATCTGGTGTCCATTGCAGCGCAGGAGCAAAAGGGCCGAAGGCTTGGACGGATGTAGAACCTGAAGGGGTAACTGTTGAAGCATTAGAACTATTGTCTTTAAAACGATTATCTTGGAATGTAAGTAACTGGCAGCTAGTTGCACCCTGACTTGTTGTGGTCAATGGTATTGTGCTTGGTGTAAATGTGCTTGTATATACAGCAGATTTACAAATACGATAATTGCTAAAATAACCGATAAAATCTTGCGATGTGTCTGTAGGAAGCCTAGCCAAATATAAATTAGCGCAATTTGGAAACGCAGCAGATTTACTAGCAGAACTTAAAGCAGTTCCGTTTTGATAAACAGTTACTGTTCCGCTACTGCGTACAAATGCCACATGAGTCCATTTATTTAAATAATTGCTGAACGCAGTAAAAAGAGTTCCACTTCCGCCAAATTCCATATAAGGCTGTCTTGCGCCTGATGAGCCGCTTGTCATTGAGATAGTTAATACACCAGCCCCAGGTAAACCTGCAAAAGCGCGTGAACCACTATCATCTGTGCAATACATCCAAAATTCTATAGTGAAATCACCAGTAGAAATTGCATAATCAGAATTGTTTAATTGACAGTATGAACTTGTTGTATTGTATATTCCCCAACCTGTTTGACTAAACGGAGTAAATGTTCCCTGCGTAGTATTACCGTTTCTAGTAATCGGAAAGCCAGTAGCCGTAATGGTTGTGCTAGATACTGTCTGCGATGCGCTTACTGTATAAGTTCCTATTCCGCCTGTACCAGTACCTAATGCTGTAACCGTTGTTCCAGCCGTTACACCAGTTCCAGTTATTCCAGTGCCCACGACAATAGTACCTGAAGTTATGGCACTAACAGTCATAACCGTAGTGGTAATCGACGCAGTAAATACCGCTTGATTAGCAGAATCTAAAAAAGTATTGTTCTGTGCGCCGTTAGTCGTTGTTGTATTTAGCAGCAACGTGACTAAATAAAAATAGGCGTCCGTTACTACCGCAGCAGCCGAACTAAAAGACGCTAACAATCCCTGAACAATGCCACTCATTAGGTCACTCCGTTGCCTGAAATTAACCAAGTAGTAGAAGTCATTTTGATAGCAGTTGCCATACCGTACTGCGCTAATGATCTGCTACCAGTAGTTCCAGTTCCAGCTAAATACAAAGTATCGCTAGTGATTGCAATCGTTACCACTTGGCTAGTCATGTTGATAAACGTGATTGCCGTGCCTAATGCATAAGCCACGTTTGCGTTTGAATCAATCGTAAATGTTCTAGCATTAGCATCCGTAGATGGATGAAATATTGCTTTACCAGAATCAGCTAAAACCGTTGTGTAAGCCGCTGATTGACTGTTAATTGGAATGTTTAGATAACCCACACTTGCCGAAGCAGGCGGGAAAGTCATTGTCGTGCTATCAGTACCAGCTAACGTAATGCTGTTACTTGCAGTAAAGGTTTTGCCGTCTGCTATGGTTAAAGTTGAACCTGTAGCAGGAGCCGTTAGCGTTACCTTGTTTACTGTGGTGGCAGACGCTACGCCAAGAGTTGGTGTTGTTAGCGTTGGCGATGTAGCGAGCACTATGCCGCCTGATCCCGTGACGTTCTGCCCTAAAGCAGTTGCTACACCTGTGCCGTAAGTTATTGCGGTTGATGCCAACGCCAATACAGTAATTGTTCCTGATTTATTGAAATACAATTTTCCATCAGCGACATTCAACGCCAATTCGCCTACAGCTAAATTACTCGTCGTCGGCTGATTACCAGCACTCGTGCTGTTGAATAGAATAATTGGCGTGTAATTAGTTTGTGCCATTAAAAGGTTCCTCCTGAAATACCGCCAGTTATGCCTGATCCGACAGTCAATATGTTAGTTGACGAATTAAAACTAAGATTTGCAGATTGTGCCAAAACACTGGTGCTTGACGCAAACAGTATTCCATTTGCCGTATACGCAGACAAATTCGTGCCGCCATTCGCAACCGGCAAAACTCCAGACACGCCCGTCGCCAAAGGTAAGCTAGCACCCTGAGACAAGTCGTAAGTGTCACCGACCTGAATCTCCTGAATGGATGTCGTGTTAAGTACGAGTGGATAACGTGCTGTCATTTTTTAATCCTTAGAAGCAGGTCACATTGACCGTAGTAGATCCGTTATGCAGTAATACCGGCAGATAACCATTCCCAATAGGTATGTTTACTTGACTACCTGCATGGTTCGTTACCGGCAAATACGTAGGGTTAAGCTGCCATGCAGCCGTTGTACCCGTGGATTTTAATACGTAGCCAGACGTTCCGATACCTAGGCGAGTCGCGCTATTAGTGCCGTTACCTACAATTAAGTCACCAGTTGATGTGATTGGCGATAAATTGTTAAAAGCCGCACTTGCTGACGTTGCGTTTGTGCCGCCATTAGCAAACGATACAGGTGTCGTAAGACTAAAAACAGTACCTGTTAAAGTAAGACCATTTCCTGCAGTATAAGTACCTGCACCAGAGAATTGAACCCAAGGCATTGAAGTTACATCAATTGTTCCACCAGCATTTGCCGTGGTAACCCAACCCGTGTCTGCTAAAGTTGTTCCAGTTTCAATAAACACAAATGAACTTGGCACTTCAGCCCAAATGTCCATATCAAGAGCACGAGCCCATGTAGATGAACTTGCAATGTAAATACCATTGAATTGGCTAGAAGTCTGATTCTTAACCAAGATTCGATTACCAGCCGTAAGAGTGGAAGCCCAATCACCACCAGCTTGAGTACCTAAACCAGACAAAGTTATGTTGTTTGTTGTTCCGTACACGCAAGATGCCTTAGCATCCAAGCCTTGAGCTATGCTGTCTACATACTGTTTTGTAGTTAGTTGCAAAGCAGTTGTTGGGTCTTGAGTAACAGTAACCGATGTTAATCCAGCCAGAGTTGATGCCGTGGCGCCTAACGCCACATTGGTAGAGCCAAGCGTTAATGAGCTGTTGGTTAACGAAGAGTTTGCAATGTTACTTAGGGTATTGGCTGATCCATTAATGGTCTTGTTTATCAGCGTTTGCGTGTCATTCAGAGTAGCGACAACAGTCGTATCAATTGTTATCGTACCTGTTGTGGTGATAGGGCCACCTAGCAAGCCATTGCCAGTACCTACCGAAGTAACACCAGTTCCACCGGCAGCAAGGGTTGCCCACGCTCCGTTGACGTAAACCTCAAACACTCCCAATTCAGTGTTGTATCGTATGGTTCCGTTTACTGCACCCACTGGACGAGCGGCAGTATTGCCAGACGGCAAAATGGTGCCGCCGGTGCCCGGCAACGTAGGATTCGGAGCAATGCTAATTACAGGGACGGTTGTGCCGTTTACAACTGCAATCTGATTTACTGTGCCCTGTACGTTGGTAACAGTACCATCGCCAGTGCCAAGGGTCGCCCATGCGCTGCCCTGATAAACCTCAAACCGCGATGTGTCTGTGTTGTAGCGAATTACGCCATTGACACCCAATCTCTGCGCCGAAGTGCCAGAAGGTAGCTGAGTACCGCCTGTGCCGGGCAATATTGGATTGCTGGCAAGGCTTACTGTAGGTGGCCCACTGATGCCAGTTCCGTCGGCAATAGTAATCTGATTACTAGTGCCCTGAATCGAAGTCTGACTAAACGTCGATCCATTGATGGTCATCAAACCTGTGCCAGTTAAGCTAGACAGGTTTTGTAAATTAGTATTAACGCCAATTACAGGGTCACCAGAGACGCCAGTACCATTAGATATGGTCATGCCTGCGCCGACAGTTAATTGTCGATTGACGACCGTACTAGCACTATCTTTGACCACAAAGCCGGTGCTTGCGCTGTTTAAGCTTGCTGCAGCACCCGTCATGTTAATTGTCAGGGTACTACCCGCGCCTCCATCAGTTAACGACAACCCTGTGGTAGCCGATAAGTAACGAGCGTCCGTAAGGCCTGCAGTTGATCCAACCGTCAGGAATGGGTAATTAAGCGCACCCGCACCTGCGATAGCACCTGTCGTCGTTTGTACCGTTACGCCATTTTGCACAACCGGCACGGACTCCGAGCCAGTTAAGGCTGCAGCACTCGGCAGTTGGGTTATGGTTACTTGTCCACTCATGTCGATGTATTCGTGTTAGGTGATGGTGTAATGATGTCTGTATTGCCGTTCTGTAACGGAGTAGTCGTTCCATTCTCAGTGCTGATATACCACTCACTTGGGTTACCACCCGGTATATTGTCGCCTGTAGGCGTCAACACTAATCCGTTATCATCAGCCGCAACATTCACATCAGGCCTTGGGTACTGCAATGTAATACGCTCAGTCTTTCTAGCCGGTAGTCTATATGGGTCTTTCTCATCAGCACAACCGCGAGTACATACCTTCAACCCCGGAAAGTTTGGGTCTGGCATAGCTTCGATAATAGGGCGCTTAAATTTACAACGATCACAAATAAATATAGCAATAAGCGCATTACCACGGGTATCTAACCATTTAGGCATTAATGAGTTCTCCCTTGTGCCGCAAGGGTAGCTTTACGAGCCGCAACTCGTTTGGCAATTTGCTCTGGAGTTTGCTTACCGCCTTTTTTCTTGGCTGATAATTTTGCTCTTGTTTCATTTGATACTGGCATCCCAGCATTAGCAGGAGTTCTACCAATCATCCAAGGAGTAGCTCTAGGAACTCCTTTTAATGGACTTACATAATCATCGCCACGATATTTAGATGTCGGCGGCTTTCCACCGCCAATAACTAAATTCCAACCAATTTTTTCTGTCGGACGCAATTTTCTTTCAATTTCATAACAATATTCATCGTCAGCAATAACAAGAACCGTCTTGATTAAATTATCCCAACCATATTTAGAAATGGCATTTGCAAATAATGGGTTGTCATGGCGATTTTTCCGATGCGCCCAATTATGCCCATATAACCATCTTTTTTGAGCATTTTTGGACACACCAATATACCCTTCCGACGTCATGTCAGAATGATGTGGCGCTCGTATCCAGTAAACTTGTGTGCTCATCGTGTGTACGGAAGAATATTCGGGCTGAAATAAATCGGCGATTTATCGCGCTCTTCGTTCTCAGCCATGATGAAATACTTCTCTGCCTGACCTTCTAAGTAGCCTACTCGGTTCAAATCAACGCCCGGCAAAATCATTGACATTTGATGTGCCAACAGGAATTGAATAGCTTGATTCCACCGCTGTGGTATCTCAAGCTGACCACTTAATGAGCCAACATCATCAATCTGCCGCGAGTACCACACAGTCATCTGCACGAAAGCATTCGATGGGGTAGGCCACAAAGTGATCTGTGCCTGCGGTAATTGACGGTTAAACCAGAATTGATAGGGCTGATTTGCCGTAAAGTTCTTGTTTGGCAGGTTCGTATAGTCATCACGATTCAACCGTGCCATCGTAATTTCGGTGGAATTATTCCCTAAATACCACTCATACAGCGCCAAAGTAGTGCCGCCATAAGCCTGAATTCTGTAATAGGCGACGTTCGCGCCGGGGTCTATATCTTGGAAAATCCACTGACCACTCGTAACAGGCATGTTCACTGCCGTATACAAAGTAGTCCACGTAACGCCATCAGGCGACGATTGGAAGTAGTAATTCCACACCGCAGTACCACCACCAGCCACATACGGCATGATGCCAATTGATCCTATGTACTGAGGATTATTCGCGCCATAGTTGACTATGAAGTTTCCGTTAGCCGATCCTTGCTGGCAATACGTCGATGTGTTGCCGTCATAGATATTAGCTACAACACCGCCTGCGCTTGAGCTGTAAGAGCCACTAGGGCGCGTCATAGTGCGATACAAAGCGTTTAATACGTCTACCCCACCCACAGGTAGGTCGTACTCATATTTATTCGGCTGGAGGCCGTATACGATCTTGTTGATCGCCCAGTAATTAATACCCTGATTGATCAGGTTACTGAGGACGAAGAATAGGGCTTGCTTAGAGGCAACTACTTGTTCAAGGGTGAGTTCTTCCGCAAGCTTGCCAGATAGACGGGCACCCTGATCAATGAAGTTCTGTACGGTGACTACTGTGGTTCCGACAGTACCGCTATAAGCCATATATCACCTTCGAGTAATTTAATTACCAGCAGTTTTTGTGTTTAGGGTTTTGCTGTGCAGTTTTAACCTTGCCGCCAGATTTATGACGCGAATTACCCTCAGAATCTTTGATGGCATGAGCATAACCACCATACTCATTGTCTTTGCGATCTTTTGACCTACGAGCACCTTTTAATGTGTTTGCTTTTCCAACTTTTTCACCGGTTCTATGATTAAAAATTGTAAATGGCGCACCTTCATTAGGGTTCTTAGGTTTTACTTTATTAGAAGTACGTTGAGATTCAAGAGCGGAATGTAAAGCATCCCTAGCATCTGAATAAGCGTCTGCTAATTTTTTGTCTTTAGGTGAGCTTGTCATTGCAAAATACGCTTTGTTTAATGCCTCTTGCGCCTTTACTTCACCACCATCAGCTTTTTTCATGATCTTTCCACCTTTTTTGTTTCCTACTGGGGATGCACCCTCAAGGTCTTTAAATGCATCAGCAGCACGATCTTTAGGTGATCGACCAACCTTTGGAGCCATTTTTTGCATGGCTTGATCAACTTCTGCCTTTTTTTGATCAAATTCTTCCTTGGTCATTTCAATACCGTTATAGGTATATTTATCACCCATCTTACGGAAAGAATTCATTGCAGGTAGATTGTCAGCCATAACCAGCCTCTCAGTAATTTAATTACCAGCAGTTTTTGTGTTTAGAGTTTTTAGTCTCTGCGCTGTTTACTTTGCAGTCTTTCAGGCTAATCTTGCCGCCTTTTTTCAGGCCAAGGCCTTTTTTGTAGACTTCGCCGTACTCTTTGGCATATTTAGATACGTTATCGCCAAGCTCAGAAGCTTTACCTTTAACGAAATCAAACGCATCACTAAGAGCCTTACGAGGGGCTTCATTTTGAATGCGTATCTGCTCATTAATCTGATTGAGAGCCTTACTTTCTTCCCGTTTACGGTCATCTTGCTTGGCGTTTTCTAAATCATTTTTTGTGATTGGCATAATTTTCTCCTTTACCAGCCGGGGCATTTCCACCGCTTCAGCGATGCTTTAGCCCTTGGAGCATCACCACTTGAATGTTCAACCACTCCCGACATTCTCGCGCAAAAGCTGTCCTTACGCGACCCGCCTTGGGGTTGTGGAGCCTTTAAATGGCTCCCTGTCTCTTTGTTGTACTTAGCCCTACCCTTGGCAGTCAGACCAGCTCCGCGATCAACTGAGAGCTTCTCGCCACGCCCAACAGCCAGACTAACGCCACCGCCCTTATTCATATCGTTTCTATCATATGTATTAAGGCTAGGCTTTTTAGATGTTGTTTTAGCTCCTACAGGCAAAGATCGGTATGACATATATTTATCTGCAGGCTCGCCCATGTAAGGCAATTTTTTTACTTTGACGTCGTGATAATTCTCTTCTAATTTGGGTTTCTTTTTAGCTGTCCCGCCAATAGCTTTCTTTACTGTTTTGGCTGACTGTCTGAACGCTTCAGCCGTTGGCGCACCCTTGCTACCAACTTTTCGCATCTTTTCGCCAGAGCCTTCAGAAATTCTTTGCTGTTTTGCATGAATGTTTGCATACAAACCGCCTTCCTTGAATTTTTTCCCCTCATCAGCCTTGGCAAACTCTTTGCCTACCTTTTGAGGAACACCACCAAAGCCGCCCTTGGTATGAGCTGCGGCTTCCATTAAGTTGTGTTGAGCTTTTGATTTGCTTGGCATGATTAAGTTCCTACGCCAGTTGTATTGTTGTTATTTTGAATTAAAACACCACCAATATTGATACTTACAACAGCCGCGGTTGCCGCGCTACTTGCAACTTGGAATCTTAGATCTGTTCCTGCAACATACGGAAATGGAAAATGTCTTTGCACTTCATATGTAGTGTTGTAAGGGGTTTGAACAATAACTCTTTGCACACCACTTGAAGAATTTGTTAATGCTCTATATGTCGTGTAGTTGGCAGTATTACCATTAAATGATGAATATGCACCATATCTATAGCCATAAAAAGTATTGCCACTAGGCACAGTGTAAACACCCATTTGGGATGTACCAATGCTTGTAGTTACACCATTTACAACTTGTGTGTTGATTTGTGCGTAAGTTACTCCACCAGTAGCAAGCGTAATAACACCACTGGGGTTAGTTGCTGAACCTACTGATACCGCAATGTTATTAATACGGAAATAAGAATTAACTGTTGTTACGCCTGTAGTTCCGTTCAAAACCAAATTTTCAATGAGAAGGTTATAACTTGCGTCTAATCCAGTAATCGTAATAGTAGCGGTATCTGTGTTTACCGTACTTACTAAAGTCATAGTAGTAGCAGATGTAGGGAACACATAGTCGGTTGTCGCCATGTTTTCCCAAACTGTTCTAAATGTTCCTGCTGTTGCAGGCGTAGTTCCGTAAGCAAATATATTCGCAGTACTGTGACCTAAAATTTGATTACGAGAAACTTGTAATTCAAATGGCTCATATGCACCGCCACGGGTAACTGATGAAACAATTCCATTACTCATAATTTGTCCTTTAAAAGTAGGGGAGCCGAAGCCCCCCTGACTTATTTTACTTTGCCACCACGCTTAAAGGTGCCTGATTGCAAGCTGTTTGCCACAGGACGGCTGACGAAGTGCTTAGGCATTTTTACTGCCTTGCCATCGTCAACTACGTTACCCCCTGTGGCGTAGGCTTTTTTTGAGGCATGACCTCCATGCTTGTAACCACCAGCATTTGCCTCTTTAACTTCGCCAGTCTTGCGATTTCTTACACCCGCAGTAGATGTATCAGCAGGACGATTTTCCCAATCACCACCTTCAACAGCATCATGCTTGAAGTGACCTTCATGCTTGTTTTTCTCTGTTGCAGAAGGAATTGCACCACCTACAGCTTTGTGATGCATTTTGTGATGAGCTTTGCCGCCATGCTTATAACCACCTGCATTAGTTTCATGAATACCGCCAGTGCCATGTGCTTTATCTTTCTTAGCAGTGTGCATTTCGGTATTAACGAAATCATGCTCATTGCCTTCTATCGCATCACGAACAAATTTGCCTTTGTTCTTAATTTCATGCGTATCGGCAGGAATAGCACCACCAACTGCTTTGTGGTGTTTCTTGTGAGCGTGACCACCATGCTTATAACCCGAAGGTTTACCTTCTTTGATATCACCAGTGCCATGATGTTTGTCATGATGTTCGCCATCATGCATCTTGGTTTTTGCAAATTTCTTTGCGCCTTTTTCAATGGTGGTTTTGGTTTCAGCCTTATCAATTGCGCCACCTGATGCTTTGTGATGCGCTTTAGATGCGGGCATATGCTCGTGATGATGTAACTCTTTTTCAAGCTTCTTAATCAAAGCGTGATCAGCAGAGCCACCTTTTTTCATGCCTGTCAAAGCTTTACGCACTTGCATAGCACGAGCGTTACGAGCTGCATCATCCATTTGAGTCAGATCAGCACGACCCATGGCTTGCATAGGAGCCGCAGCAGTAGCACCAGAAGGCATAACAGCAGGATTAGCCATACCGCCGCCAAGCTGCTTGTGAACGATCTTGCCACCCTTCTTGTATTGGTTAGGGTTCATCGCCTTAACACGGGACATGATCGATGGCTTCTTAGGTGCCTTGCCAGCTTCGGACTCGAACGCATGATGCATACCACTATGAGCGTGATGACTCATAGATTTGTGACCATGTTCTTCGTGCTCTTTGTGATGCTTGTGGTGTACTTTGCCGCCCTTTTTAAGCTTTAGGATGACTGATGGCTCGTCAGTCATCATTTTGACCATTGGTTTGAATTGACCCATGACTGTCTCCTTTAGGCTTGGGTTACACCGAGAGCACCAACGCGAGTAGCGTTAGGGCCAACAGCAATACCGGGCAACAAGATTCCCATTACTGTACGGCAGATACCATCCGAAGCAGTCGTTGGGACATACGTACCACGAACATCGCCAGTAGTTGTAGTAGCAGTAGCTGTGTCAGCAGCCACAAACGTACCTGCATCAGTAGCCAATGTGCTATTAGACTTTACGCTTGCAATGTAAGCTACATTAAACACGCGAACTGGGATACCCAAAATATCAGTAGTACCAATTGCAATAGTTGCGCCCAAAGCACCTGAAATTGTTGCGCCAGAAATCTGGAAGAATGCTTTTTTGCCTTTAACAGTAGTCGATTGCACAGTACCAGTTGCGATAGATTCGCTCATAGGCTGACCGTAGTAATCGTATCCAGAGATAACGACGTTTCGGTTGGTCAATGTACCAGTGCCAGAGACAATGCTTACTGCGCGAGGTAAATCAAGCTGAATAACAGTTGTGCCATCTTGACGAACCACCGACTTAGTCGATGTACCGGCAGTCAATGTAATTGATGCAGAAGTTGTCTGTGCGGTAGCAATGTTGTTTGCAACCAACGCTTGTGGAATGATGTCCCATACGTAGATACGGCCTAGTGGGCCAATACCTAAGTCCATTGGAGATGGATCGTCAAAATTAATATTGCCATGGAAAGTCAACGCTGTTGTATTAGCGATGTTAATTGCTTGGTTAAGTGTGTAAGTACCTGTACCGCCATTACCTGTACCAAACGCAGTAATGTAGGTGCCGTCGGTAACGCTTGTGCCATCAACGTACATACCTACAACAATTGGTGCTCCTTGATTCAAAGCGGTAACTGTTAGGGTTGTTGACGAAACACTGCCTGTACCACCAGTAGCGGTAGCAGTATATGGGCGAATACCAGTGCCCATGTAGGTTTGTGCTGGGCCTAAAAATAGGTCATCGGAAAACTGAGGCATATTAGTGAACTCCTTCTTGAAAAGTCTGTTCGGTTAAAAAATTATTACTCTTGCGGCTATTTTCCAAAGCAGTAATTACTTGTAAGTTATTTGGCACATGAAATCCTGAAACATTTTTTCCATGTAAAGGAATTATGTGATCAACATTCCATTTAAACCCAAACATCTTACTTCTCAATTCAGCCAAATCATATGCTTGAGAAATCATCCAAAGATCATCTTCAGTTACCCATTTTGGGGTTCTTTTTCTAATCGTTGTATAACGACGCATTGCATAAAATGAAGCTTTTGCTTTGTTTTTAGAAAACCACTCTTTATTGTATTCAGAATGTTTTTCTTTATTTTTCAATCTATATTTAGCATTTGAAAGTTTCTTTTTATCAATGTTTGCATTTGTCCATTCAGACAAATAATGTTTATTACACAGACCTTTTGATCTGTGCACATTATTGCAACCATCAATAGAACAAACTTTTTTCATGTTTATAAATTTTAAAAAGGGTCGGCTTTTACACCGACCCCTATCTTCTTACAGACCCGGCGTACCGTAAGCGCAACGTGGGTCAGTGAAGCCCACTGCATAACGCTCTGTAGCCTTGTAACGCATTGTGTCAGTCTCGAAGTCACCTTCCATGGTCTTCTCCAGACGACGACGCATCAGAAGCTTAAAGCCTTCTGGAGCATCAGTCTGAACCCACCATGCTGTCGATGAAGTCAAGCGTGACAATACTGCAGCGCCTTCGTCCAACAAGCCAATCGATTTGATTGGGTTGATGTCGTTGTTGGCGTTGCCAGTACGCAACACTGATTTCAACAGAACTTCAGCTTGGAAAATGTTGCCCGGAGCCACGATCAATTGACGTGGAACCAAACGGATTTTCTTACCGTTGTTGTCAACAGCTTGACGGATCTGAATCAACATCTGCTCAAGCGATGTCTGCGACAGAACGGCTGCTGTAGCCAACTGATTGCTGAAAGTACCATTGACGATTGGGTGTGCTGTATTGATCAGCGACACGCCATCACCACCGGGATACGAGCTGTTGAAAGCGGTATTCAGTGTGTTTGCGCACAACAGTTCTTTGGTTTCCACCAGAGATTGTGCCAAGTGACGAGCGTATACCTGACCGATACGGATGTGGTCGCCGTCTTCAACGAGAACCTTGGTCAAAGCGAAGGCCAAGCCATACACTTTGTAGAGGTAACGCTGGAGGAACAACACGCCGCCCTGTTGATACGTCACTGGAGTGCCGTCAGGGAGTTGTGGTGCCGCGCCAAAGCCGTACAGAACTGGCTCTTCGTGATAGTTACGAGGAATACCATCTTCCTCACGGAAAACACGCGACCATTCGTCAGCGCGTTGATCATAAACACCGTCGAAACATTCGTTGAGAATTGGCTCAACTATCGAACGGAAATCGGTACTACGCATTGGGGCTGCCATGATTTAGCTCCTTATGCTATTGCAGTAACAGAACCGAAGAACTGTGACTGAGCGTTAACGACACGAACAACAGTGTAGGAATCACCCCACGCATTGTCCACATATGGTGCTAAATCAACGACACGCATTTGACCTTGGACACCGTTACCAGCAGCAGTAGCAGAGCCAAGAGTGGCTTGCGACAGACCAGTAGTAGTAGAACCAGAAGTCACGTTAGTGAAGTTGTATTCGTTGCCGAGCGTAGTCTGAGCCATCGAACCGTCAGCTTGGATTTCATAAACGATGTTTTGATCGTTGTAGAAGTAAGCTACGCATGAACCGGTTGTGTAAGCGGTTTGTGCAGGCCAGTAGTTAGAAATACGACGACGACCAGTTGTATCAGTCCACTCGACACCAGCGAAAGCGCCAGACCACGCAACTGCGGCGCCTGATGCTGGGTTGGTTGTCAGAGGGATGATTACGCCTGCCGAAGCTGAATAAGCAACTGGCTGACCCTTCAAAATATTGTTGGTGTAGCCAGAAGTAATGCCGTTTGCCAACGCCTGAGCGCGATCCAGACCAGAAGGGTGGAACGCAGGACGCAAGCCAAACGGAGCTGATGTGCTAGACATATCTTTCTCCTAAATGTTTAGCCCGAAAATACGGGCATTTTGCTTGGTTGGTTATCAAAATCGCCCATGCCTTCACCTTCAACTTGTACAAGCCTACGACCATTACTGTCACGAGCACCCTGAAGGTTTTCCATTTGGACACGAATCTTGTCTGCTTCCTCACGAGGTTTGTCGTGGTGAAACGTCGTCATGACCTCTTGGAAAATTTCCATTGGTAACTTGAACAGCAACATCTCGTTACAGCTAATGTACCCAATATGTTCTCCAGCCTTGACTCGGTAGTCTTCGTAACCGGGCAACTCTTCCGACTTAACGGGTACGTAGCCTAGGCGAATCCTACGATCAATGGTGTCGTAAGTATTGGTTGTTGAAAGCCAGCAAAGATGCCACCCTTCCATCTCGGGTAACTTAGGCAATGCTGATTGCGTCCACTCCTCGCTCCACATACGATTACGTTCCTGCGTAGAAATGAACTTTTCATCTGCTGCTTTACGACCCGCCTCCCCGTTAGCACGGTCTTGACGTCCATTAGCATTCAGTGATTTTTTGAGACGTGATTCCATAATGTTTTCCCCTTGGATTAGTTGTTACGGTTGGAGCGATCATAAGCAATGAATTGCTTAATCATCTTTGCCTTACGCTCTGGATTGTCCCAAGCACCAGCTTCTTTCATAGCTTTCACCCTATCAGGTGATAGTACGAATTGAGAGCGGTTAGACCCTCCGTAAGCTGCTGATGCTTCTCGTCCTGAGCTACCCACAACATTCCTTGGTCGTCTGACATTTCGGGAATCTTCGTCATTGCCACTATTGTACCTATGAGGTAATTCTTTTTGCAAACGGCTATCTAATTCGTCCCAATAGTCTGGATCTGTTGGATCCCAACCTTGAGCTGCCATTAGCTCGTCCATCTTCTTAGCCACCCGTGTATCAGTGTCATTGCCACCGGGGTTGTACCAAGAATTACGACGCATCCACTCTTGAGCATTACGCTTAACAGTAGGATCTTGCTCATCAGCCGGTTGAGTCTTTAATTCCTGATCAGCATGATGGCGCATGTTGGCAAGCTTACGAATTTCGTCGTTTGCCTGATGCATTAACTCTTGTGCTTCGACCATTCCTTGACCGTCTTGGTTTTGGGTGGCCTCCGCAATCTTCATTTTTGCGTATTCAAGCTTGGTTTGCGCGTCTTCAATGTGCTTGTCGATGCGGATTAAGCCTTCCGTCTTGGTGCTACGCTCCAACTGCTCCAGACGGCGCTTAAACGCCTCATTTTCACGCTGTAATTGCGTCAATCGAGCGTCTTTTTCCTGATTTGTCTTGCGGATCAGGTCTTTTTTAGCCCGACGACGGTTACGTTTTGCATCTCGTAGCTCTGCATCGTCATCTGGGTGGTCATCATCAGATGGATCATTGACTGAGCCACCCTCTTTAGCCAACTCAAAGCCGTTTTGCTCGTCAGAATCTTCTGGAGCAAGCATTTTTGAGTCAACTTCAACCACTGCAGAGCCATCATCTGACTCTATCGCATCTAGTTGTAATTCTTTTTGGTCTATATCAGCCATACAACCTCCTTAAACGTAGGCTTTGAACGATAACGGGTCATCTGTAATCGCCGAAATCAGTTCATGGTCGTTAATCGTCATGAATAAAACGGGTTCTTGTACATCGAGATCTTTTTCTGATGGAACATTACGCTCCCAACGATCTCCACCCCACCTAGGTACACGAACAAAATCACCAATCTCAGCCCACGAGCCTTCAGGCCATGGCTGCATAGTGTCTCGGTTCCTAAACGCAAGCGGCCCAATAGCCACGACCTTGCCGATCATGTTGTTCCACTTCTCGTTTTCCTTGGTTTCATCCACGATGATGATACGGCCTGCAGTCTTCTTGATACGACGCAGTTGTATTGTCACGCGACCGCCGAAAGGACGTTGTCCCGGCTTTACTTCAGGGAACGCCCAAGCCAACTCTTCTGGATTGGACGCGCCCTCTTGTCCCTCGATTGTAGGGATTGGTTGCTGCTCACTCATACTTTTCCTCTCACACCATATTTCAGGTGCATAAACGTACTTTTCAGTACATGGTTAGTCTTGGTTCTTCTCTTCGTCCAACATGTTGTCGATCATATCCATGGCTGTTTGAAGGCCTTGGAACTCACCGACCATCCGCTGATACGACTCCCAGTTAATCGGCATCCCTGCTGCCAAGGACATTTGAATCTCTGCTTGTCGTATCTTGATGCGGTGAATCAACTGCTCAATCATTTTTGCTTCTTCAGACTTGCTAAACCACCAGATTTCTTACCTGTATTTTTTACAGGTGTTGGTGCTCCTTTGGCTTTCAATGATGTGCCGTCAAGCTTGGCGCCCATTGCTAGACGTGCGTGGTAATTCACGTTTTCGCCCATTTGCTCTTTATCAGATGTTCCCATTTGGTGCTCCTTGAGGTTGTTGAGGCATCATCTCTGGTGCCGGTTGTTGTGCAGGCGCCTGTTCAGGAGGCATCTGCGCTTGAGCATTAACGACATGTTGTATCGTTTGGTGCGTCAACTTTGCATTCTCAATCTCAACTTTCGTCTGATTGTTGAGCTGAGTTTTCTGTAGATCAGCCATTATCTTGGCTTGTACAGACTGTACGTCAGCCTGATCTTTCTGAGTCTTACGCTGTGTCTCAGCCATGCTTGTGTCTTTAACGACCTGTGCATCAGGTGGCAATGGTGCAGGCGTGTTTTGCTTCTGCTTCGCCATATCGATGATCTTCTGAATCGATGGCATGAACTGACCAAACACCTCGCCGGTATCGATCATTACGTGCCCACCAATAGCGGCGTACAGCTTGTCCACCTCCGGCGTGTACTTAGGATCGTCGTAGTCATCAATAGGCTTGCCCATTGCCTGTTCAACGTAACCATTCGACCGGTTCAGATACCACAGCGTCATATGCTGCTTAACGTGCTCAATCAGATTGTTCAGGTAGTTAGGATCAGCAAATGGCGACTGACCCAAGTAAGGGTTCATCGCAAACTGCAAGTGATCCTGAATATGAGCAATGTGATCCTGCTGGATGTAAGCATACGAAGGCTGACCGATCAGCATAGCCGCGTTCTCGTCTGCAGAGGTACGCTGCTCAGGCGACGGAGTATCTTTCAACACTTCATTGATGTTCGGCACTTTCATCTGCTTCAGTACGCGCTCAAGAACTTTGTTGATTTTGAACTCTTGTGGGTGCTTCTCAGCCAATGACAGCATTGCTTGGTTCTGAGCCATGCGCTGAGTCTCAGAGAAGATATGCGGATCAGATACAGGAGTTACATCCGTGTTCTTAGCAAAGTCTTCACGGGTGATATCAAGGTCAGTCACCATGTCCGACTTCTGCATATCGTCAAAGTGCCAACGATTCAACCGGCAGAGAATCTTCAACACGCGTTTCTGCGACTCGTGCAGGCGTGCATGGATCGACGAGTAGACCTGTGCGCCTTGCTCAATTAAAGCCTGCGTGGTGCCCACAGGAGCGTTCGCAGTGACGTCGGCTATCTTCTCCTCAGCCGTGGTCAATACAGAACGTGTAGCCTTGTCTAGGAAGCCCAGCAGCTCAAACAACACTTGGCTAGGCGGGTTGAATGGCATAGGCATAGCAATCTGCCTAATGTCCTGCACACCCGGTGCGCCTTCGATCTCCACGATTTGAGTCACATCTACCTGCTGACTCTGACCGCTCATCTTGGCGCCCTTCAACTTCAGCATGGTCGCCGCATTGTTGATGTGTGCCGAGTCGAGTAGGGCACGTAAGCTACCTGTCAGTGCAGCAGACAAGCCACCGATCAACTGTGGCAGGCCAATAGCGTATGCACCGCGCCACGGGATAAACTTAAACTCCACAACCCAATCCAGCTTGGTCATGGTCTTGTCGGACTCTTCCCAATTGCGATACAGGCCAACCACTTCATTGTCCAGCTCATCAATCATCAGGATGTAAGGCGCACTCTTGCCCTTGGTCTTCTCATCATCCTCAATCTCAAGCCATGTGTAGATGTGATACACCTTACGCAGGCCGTCTTTGTTGTCTTCGTACTGTTTGCCCTCAACCTTGTTGTTGGCCTTCTGAACCTTGTTCTCTTCCAAAGATTCAGTAGCCTTCATGTAGCTGATATCGCGGTACATGCCTGATTCCATGCGACGTTCAAACTCATACGTCGTGATCTCATGCACCTCAGCCGCACGTTGAGCCGTGTAGAAGTTGGTCGCAGCAAACGGTAGGATCACCCTATCAATCGGCAGGAACTCTACGCACGGGCGCTTCTTCTCGTCGTCAAACCACAGTTTGAAGTATTGCGATCCCCCCAGCGGTAACTGAGTCATCAATACTTCCTGCTCGTCGCGGAACTCTTCGATCTGCTCGGTGATCTGCCAGTTCAGGAAGTCAACCTTACGCTCGGCTACCGCAGCCTTGGCGTCATCCTGCTTACCAATGATCTTTGACTTAACTGGGCCATCAGGCGGGAACATCTCTTTAATCGCACGGGCAGCAAAGTCAACGCAGCCCTCTGCCATAGCAGGGTGAACTACCTTCGACGCGCCCATGAACGTGGCACCGCCGGGCGCATCATTGCCCATGCCGGTACGCTTGATGCCCTCTTCGTATTGCTTATCTCTCAGCTCACGAGCTTGCTTGTCGCTCTCTAGCAAATCAAGGTAGCGGAACGTCAAATCAGACAGAACGCTCTCGCTTACGGTGTCGGCTAGGTTGTCGTAGAACTCAGGATTGAACTCAGGGCCATCTTCCAGCTCAATGATTGCTGAGCCATCTGGCTGCTCTTCCGTACTCATCTCTGGCATATCTACTATGGCAGAGCCGTCTTCTAGCTCGTCAATGTTAATGTCATCCATCATTTAGCCTTGTGTTTGCTTAGTTCTTTACGCATTGTGGATACGCCCTTAGCAATAACCACTTTGGTTTTTGTACGGTTACGCAGTGCTCTTAAATCAAGGGCTTTATGTTTGCCACGGTTTTTGACCTTATGCCACTCAGGTTTAACGTGCTCACCCGGATCATTATGAAGATGATGATTATGAAACTGATGGTAAAAGTCTGACGTACTTAATTTAGTCTTGTTCATTTTTAAGCTCCATCATTAGTTTCAATTTTCAAGTCAGTCTTTTGAGGTTTAATATTGACTACTTTATTGGTAGGAATAGTTGCACCTTTTTTGTCACGCTCATAGATAGGCTTGCCTTTAGCATTGACAGTCATTTTTTCTTTTGGATCGTAGTGAACAAAAAATCCATTGGAATCAATGTGGGCTTCATTCATTTTTCCAGTGGCTTTCTTGTTTTTAAGGCCAACAATAACACCATGCTCACCTTCTGGCTGCATATCTAGAGGCCTAAAGTCATGACTATCACCATTGATAACTTTGAATTTATGCCCAGTTTCTTCATCGTGTACATACTCAGGCAAATGAGTTTTATGACTAAACGCCATCGCTACGTTGTCGCCACCTAACAAACGCTTACGCATCTGCTTCCAATTGGAGTTTTCATTCTCAACGCCATCTTGGCTAACGCCAGTGCTTGAGTATGTGTAGTGATGGTTTGGAGCAATAGGGTTTGTATTGTTCTTGGTGTAATCGTAGAAAGTTACATCAGGATGAGCATTGATAATCGCTTTATGCACTCGTGGATTAATGTCTGACAATATATTCAAACGTAAACCTAAGTGATTGCCATTGGCGCCAGCCATATCTTTAGCGGCTTGAATCTCATCATGTAATTTAACGGCAAAAGAATGAGGGTCATTTAAAAACGCTTGAGTCTTATTCAAACTGTTTAATCTTGGCCCTTTAAACTCACTTAGGTCTTGACCACCACCCAGCTTAAAGTAATTACCTGACGTCTTGCCTAAGCACTCTGCTTTGCACGATGGTGAATTAGGGCAGGTATTAAAACCGCTCTGCTCATATGCAGGCGCTAAGGCCACGCCGGTATTCTCAACTCCACGATTATCAGGCAGCTTAATCGGCTCTTCATTTTTGCCGGTTTCGGTCTTGAGCAACTTGGCATTCTTACCTAATAAATCCTTAACCTTACCGTCACCAGTGTGACCAATAAACTTACCAACAGCCTTGGCTGCCTTAGCACTGTTGGCGATACGATCTTCATGCGACAAGCTTAAATGGTGCGCTATCGACTCATCAAATGCTTTAGAAAGATTCTTAATGCTGATCTTTTCTGGATCATATGGCGTGAACTCAGGCTCTTTCTTCGGCTGTTGATTAGCAGCCTTAATAGCAAATGTCCTGCGTTTAGTTGGCTGACCACCTTCTGCCATTCCGGCTGGTTTCATCGCCTGCAACGCCTGACCCTGCGGTGTCAGCGACAGCATATTCCCCATCTGTTGCTGCGGCGTGCCTCCCTGCTCGGGTGCTGGCGTGCCTTGCGGGGAAGGGTTAGGCTGCAGGTCTTGGTCTGGCTGTTGAGCCATCATCTGTTGACCTTGCTGAGTATTGTCCTGATCAATCCCACCTACAGGCAAGCCGTTGCTATCAGCCACGCCACCCACGGGCATGAAGTTGTTCTGCGTTGGGTTAGGGCTGATGTAAGTCTTGGGGTTCATATCCACAGCCTGATCAACACCAATGCTATCTAAGTAGTTTGGATTCTTGCGCTGATTAAGCTGCACGCGCATTTGCGCTAGTGTAGGTGTGTTCATTGAACCGCCCTCTGCTTTGTGAATGATGCCGCCATTGGCATAAGGAACTTCTCTGCGCTGCATAATCTCGTCTCTCTCTCTATTCGCTCTTAATGGCAATCCATGTTCCTTGCCTTCATTAATAGCGCGATTGATTAGATCAAGCAGTTCTTTATTCTTAGGGTGCAACGCAGCTTGTCTTTGCGCTTCCCAGTTCTTTGCATAATCTTTACCGGTCTGTCCTGCTTCGTTCCTGCCGGTGCCGTTCCATGCCTCAGCCAAACTAATGCCAAGCCTGTCGGCTACAAGTTTCTTTGCGTTGATTGCAGATAAAAAGTTTTGGTCTTCAGGGTGAAGGTTATGAGTTTTTTTGAGCATGTCATCAAACTCTTTTTCCTTCTTACTGCCAAGCCATACACTGCTATGCCCAAGGTCTGTCCTGCCTTCCTTCAACATAAAGGCTGCAGCCTCTTCAGGCGTAAACGATGGATAGCCATGCTTCTGTGCTGCGCCAAGTAGTCGTGCATGCCGATACAACTCTTGCACCGCCTTTGATGAGTCTGTGTAACTATCAGATGTAGCAGGATCTGGATTGCGAGGATTGTATTGATCGCCGCCAGTGTAAATTCTTCGTATAGGCAGCGTCTCCAAACCTTCTTTTCCACCGAACTTGCCGGTTGGGTCAGCTCGATAAGCTTTAATACCGGTAGGCAAATCAGACGGGCGCGTCGATCTAGGTAGTGACCGTAGCGGGTCTTGCATTAGCTTAATATCGGTCTGCCCGTATCTGTCTAAATCCATTGGCAGCTCAGCGCGGTCATACACTTCTTTTCTAAATCCTAATGCATTCACAACCGGCCTAGTGAATGGCAGCGTCTCAACTAATGAATTAATGAACGAGCCACCAGTAGCCATGCCAATGATGCCACCCTTGGCTTTGGTAATGTCAGGGTCGTTGATGTCGTATGTGCCACGGTTGCCTACGGCTGACTTGATTCGCTTGGGGTCGAACACGCCAAGATTCTTGACGCCCTGCTCATTCATGTATGCGCCATCGAAGCCAAGGCGTTTGGCTATGCCCATCACCAGAGGGTCTTCGATAACATCCCAGTTGCCAGAGCGGAGTTGCTTGCGGATCTTTTCGGAGCCAGCATTGATCCATGCCGGTATCTCAGGGCTTTTGCCTGATAGCTTTGATAGCTCATCCGTCATTACGTCAAGGTGATCAGCATTCTCAAAGTCAAATGGCTTGCGTACCTGAACGTGTACAGGGTAAACAGCGCCCGACATAAAGTCAGAGTCTTTCGCGTCCCCGGCATACAAGTTGGAAAACTTAGGGTCTGGCGATACAAACGTCATGCCGCGAAGGCCGTTCTTGAATTCTTTTATGCCCTCGCCGCTTGGCCTATGCTCAGGGTGAAACATCTTGCCCGGTGGGTAGTGTCTCGAACCGTGATACATGCGGCGCTTCTCAGCAGACTCCTGCAAGAACTTACCCTTGCCCTTAACAAGCAGCTCGGCGGTCATCTGATCGATTGTAGGTTTCTTCATGACGCAATTATCCTATCCATTTGCAATCTGAACAACGCCCATCACCTTGGCATATTCCAAGGCTCTCGCAACTGCGCTTGGGTCTTGCGCCACCGGATCCACTTGCGGAGGATGCCGATGGTCTGCTGCTCCCATACGTCGTTGTTGGTGTGAACCGATACCTCAAAGGTATTGCCTGTGATCGATAGTCTGACACCATCAATGTGAAGGATCCTATTGAGGCCTTCAACGTCTTTTCCGAATTCGACATCTACGTTATCGCTCATGTTGGCTCAGTAATTAAATTACTCGACCCTACGCAGAGTAGGGATTCTCTCTGCCACGGTTATTGTAAATCTCTGCGTCGCTTATGTCTTCCTGCTCGATCTCATCCCGTGGTGGTGCATCGATGCTGATCCATCCGGCATCCCGCAGGTAGCGCAGGCCTTGGCTGATACAGTCAACGAACTCGTCGTGCTCGGTGCCCTCAGGGAAGCTGCATATCTGGCTGACCATGCCCTCAGCCCAATCCCTCACGTATCCCTTGTTGACGCTGGACTCCGGCACCCATACCCGACCAGCCTTGATGATGTTAGCCACAATCGATAGGCGCTGGATCTTGTCAGCCCTGCCGGGGTTGTAGGCATGCACCGGTATGTGGGCACGCTGCAAGTCTTGGATCAGGCTGATGCCTGCGCTCTTGTCTTCCACAAGCACCAAGTCAACCAGCTTGCGGTCGCGGCCTTCGCCGTAGACCACCTCGTACTCTTCGATCACCTTGGGGCGCAGGTCAGGGTACTGCAAGTGCTCCTGCCAGCAATCCAGTATCAGCACGGACATCCCACCATCCATCGGCTTGTAGACGCCCATGGTGATCGAGCCGGTCGGATCGTTGTAGGTCTTATCCGACGTCGCGCAATCGTAGCTCTGGATGATGTACTCGAACTTAGGGAAGGGCTTGCCGTTAGGCCACATACGGAACCACTCGCGCTTGACGATACCGCCGGCCTCGGGGTCGATCAGCTCCGCATGGATTTCCTGCTGGCCTAGCTTGGTGCCCTCGTATTGCAGGATCTGCTTCTGGAATGATTTGGCTAGGTTAGCCACGTTCACGTATGTACTGGCCTTGGTCACCACCACGTCGTCACCGTCGCGGCTAATCAGATCCATGATCAGTGGCTTAGGCTTCGGGGTGGTGGAAACAATTATCCGTGTGCGCTTACCGAGACGTACCGCGAACTGGATCATGTCCCAGCTATCTTGTATGTAGTCCCACGCTGCCAGCTCATCGCACCAGCCACCGTGCCATTGACCACCACGGAAACGCTCAGGCTCGGAGGCCGGAATTCCCTTGATGAATGAGCCATTGATCAGCTTCAGCTCGTGCAGGGATTTGTTGTAGTCGGCGATAATCTCTTTGGGCGCCACGTTAAGTAGGCCGCTATCGCCCTCAAAGCAGGTGCCACGTATGTCGCCGGAGGTCGGTGCGGATACCAGCCACCGGCTACCCGGCTCTTCCCATGCCCATGCTAGTAACGTCTCAGCACTGGCTCGTGTCTTACCGGCACCACGGCCTGCAAGCATTAGCCAGATAGCCCATTCACTGCCGGGTGGCTCGATCTGGTGCTTGTGCGCCTTCTTGAGCCAATTCATCTGCCAATTGACTACCGCCTGATGAACAGGCGTGAGCTTACTAAACTCTTCTAAGAGTGTCGGCTCATCATCAATGATGGCGTCGAAAGCGCTCACTCTGCCTGTCGCGCCATCTTCATAGACTTCAGCAACTCGCCAAATATATCGATGCTATGTTCCACAACTAGTGGGTTCTCATCATTACCGCTAATCTCAGTCCTCTGGAGTTTAGGGACATGATACTCAACCACCGATTGAAATAACTCAAATGCTTTGGCTGGATTTGGCTTGATGTCGTTTTCAATATCACCCTCAGCAACTCTATCGAGCCATTCAGTGAGCCTATGAGCGTTTCCATCAACGAATGCTGCTATGGCCTGTCTTGCCTCATTCGTAGCCTTGTTGGGCGTTCCAGCCTGTCTACCGCCTGTCTTCTTTCCTTCTGCCATGATCTATCCCTCTAAATTAATCTACTTTAGATAACATTATCAAATTATTACAAGTATCTGTATTCACCAAATAGTTGTGGATTCTTGTTACCTGCATATCTTAATTTGTCTTTAATTCGTTTCACTATTTCAGTGTTTATTGAATTTTTATCGCAATCCTTTAGGAATTTAGTTATTGAACGGTTTAGTTCTCTTATCCGTTTAAGCATTGGATTAGATTTAATTTTAGCGTTTAGCGCATATGCGTTTTGTTTATTTGTCGCGGAATTACTTTTTGGCTGATCTCCACCATCAGCAAGATTCAGTATGTGACCTTGGCTGCGGTACTGAGCAATAACTTGAGTTTC